GTGCGCATAAAAATTGCGAGAAAAGAGAATGTCTTGTACCTGCCTACAGGTTATGAGCTTGAAGAAAACGAATGGGATGCCGAAAGCCAAAAGGTAATCAAAAGAGCGGACAGAAAAATCATAAATGCACGCCTCGCCAAACAATACTACGAGGCGTGCGAAAAATTATCGTCTTTACAAAAAGAAGGAAAGCTGCGTTTTTACAGCAACAAAAAACTGCAAGATTATTTGAATAATGAGTGCACAGATGAACAACTGGAGAACAGTCTTTTTAAAACTCAATTTCAAAACTTTGTGGCTACCAAAGAAAATGCGAACACACTGGAAATATACAATACGACTCGGCAAAGCATAATTGATTTTTGTGATTACGAAACACTCCTGCTCGAAGACATTGATTTTGACTGGCTGGAGGCGTATGTGAGGCACCTAAAAAACAAAGGCAATAAAACAAATACTATTGCCACAAAACTAAGAGGCATTAAGGCTGTTGTTAATTACGCGAAAAAGAAAGGCATTATAAACTATTATGTATTTGACAGCTACAAGCTTCCGCGAACCGAAACCCCAAAACGCTCTTTGTCTGTTGAGCAATTGCGCGAGCTGTATTCTTTAAAACTTACAAGAGCACATGCTAAGTATCGCGATTTATTCTTTTTAATGTTTTTTCTCATGGGTATAAACCTTGTAGACCTATCAAGGCTTACCAACATAGAAAATGGGCGTGTGTCATACAAAAGAGCCAAGACAGGCACGCTTTACGACATTAAAGTAGAGCCCGAAGCACAGGAAATAATAGAGCGTTACAGAGGCAGCGAGCATTTAATCTCGCTATTTGACAAGAAGGCGTACACAAATGTTATGAAAAGGTTCGAAGATGTGCTGAAAATACTTGGCAAAGAAATCGGCGTGCCCAACCTAACGACATACTGGACGCGCCATTCATTTGCTACCATTGCTTATGAAATTGGCGTACCCACGGATGTGATAGCCGATTGTTTAGGACATAAGTCTGCACATCGAATGACGAATATATACATACGCAAAGATGCGAAATTTGTCGACGAAGCAAACAGAAAAGTAATTGATTATGTATTATATAATAAAAGGTAGGGCAATTTGTTTGTCCTACCTTTTATGCTTATATAGCGTTTACGATTTGCAAATCGTGCGCTTCGCCTACCACGCCTACAACGGGTATTCCGCAAGCGTCCGCCACATGGCGTTCTGTTTCACAGCCTTTCGAGCACCGCCATCGGTTCGGGACAATAATGCCGTCGCAGCCGAGGAGCAGGCGTAAGTCCTCTTTCATGTGCTCTGTGTACGGCGCAGAGTCAGACAATGGTTTACTCATGGGATTGACTGCTTTGTAGCCGAGAATTGTTAGTTCTTTCTCAATACGAGCGAAGAACTTGTGTCGCTCGTTGAGATTATAGCTGGTAATCGGTGATGATATGTAAATTTTCTTTTTGCTCATTTTGTTTATCAGATTAAAATATTTTCATTGTTATTTGATTTAATTCATAGCGTCTTAACCAATACTTTATATTCTTCATCCTCATCCTTGATTTGATAGCCATTAGCTATATACCAATCAAGCACCCATTTAGGGGTATCTGAAGGATGATATGTCAGAGCAATAGTTTTAGCACCCTTTAATTTGCTGTTATATTCGGCGGCTCTTAACATATAATTGCCGCCGCCTTTGCCGCGCCATTGTGGGTCTACCCATAATGCATATAGTATACAATCGGCGTTGCATATATTCTCTTTATCTTTCTGTTTAACTGGGAAACAAACTTGCACGCTTCCTCGACACACCTCGTTTGTGATAAGAATATGCAAGCCGCTCTCCCATGTTTGAAATTGTACCATACCGTTAAGTTTGATTAACATCGCAACGCTTGAAGCAATACATAGCGCCCACGCGCTCGGTATCAAGCGTGCTACGCTGCTCCCATGAGAAGGAAATTTTATTTACTTTTTTGTTCATAATTCGAGTTTTATTGAAATTGTTTTCTACGCGCCACTCTTATGCTCACATGTCGAGTTGTCAATTCTATTTTACGATACCACCTGCGTACCTCGTATATAACAAACACACCGCACAGTGTTTTGATTAATGTACCTATCTTTTTAAACTTTACCTTAGTACAGTAAGCTGGCGTCAGAAACATGGTTTTGTAACGCTTCTTTGTTTTTCTAATCTTCATTTTTCTTCTTTTTATAGTCCAAACAGCCTTCTTCCATTGTCGGCATGATACATAAGCCGCCGTTCTCAGCATCATCAATAAGTTCTTCTGACGCATGAAACGAGTTGAACATTTTAGCGTTGTGATGCTTTAAGCATAAATTTATGCGGACCTCTTTTTCGTATTCGTATTCGTACCCTGTCAGCGGATTGACTCCCGTCCTTGTAATAGTCGTAGTTTGCTCCGTTTCTTTGTACCACTTGCACGAATAGCAAGCAGCGATATTGCAAGGCGATTTGTTACAATACTTTTCCTCATGTTTTACGCAACGTCTTTCCGTAAGAAACAGCTTTCCGCAGTGCGAACAGCGGTATGCGTCTACTCTAATCATTCTCCACCTCCTTCTTAATTGCTTCAAGCTGCTGTATGATGTTATCTATCGTCTTGCCGCTGTAATCAGCGGCAATTTCTTTCAGCACGGCAATCTGTGCCGTCAGTCTGATGTAATCTGCCTGTTTCATTTCTCTTTGTTTTATTAAATTTTCCGCGTTTCTCCCTTTGAGAGTTTCAAGAGCTGTATAGTTTCGAGCATTGACCTGCTGCTGCCGCAGTCGAACCCAGTGTCTTTCAGTTTTTCTTTATGTGCTGATTCTCCTCTTCTTGTGTCATTGTTCTCTGCTTTCGGGTTTGTGCTCCTCGTTCCATTCTTCCTGAAAGTCCGCAAGTTTTCTGATGATACCCATGAAAACGCTAAAACTTATAGGTTCCGTGACTGCCGGCTCTGTAATTATAACGCGGCTTTCATCGTCAAACACTCGAACCCTAAATGTTATCTTTACGTCCTGCATATTAGCCTCCTTTTTGCTTGTCGTTAATATTGCCGATAATTCCAAACTGGATGTATTTCTGTATCACTCCCAAAGGTATATCGTCAAATTTTATTTTCCCTTTTATGGGTCTTAAAGTGAACGCTCCGAGATTTTCAGACCACTCCACTGCAAAGGTCGAGATGCTACATCTAAGTATATCTCCCTCATATATTTCTTTGCCATTTTTGTCTACACAGCCAGTGAACTGACATACGGTCTCTGGATCAACGTGATATGTAGATGTACAATTGTCTGAATGTGCCACAACTATTAATGTAGCTCCATCCTCACATTGCACCAAATTACCTTCCATCCATTCTCCAGCATAGCGGCTTTCTTTCTCGCATCTGCCACGAAATTTAATTTTTCTCATTGTTTTATTTATTTTTTATGTTCAAAGCTCCACTGTCTTTATGCTTGTCGTGGATATTGCCGATAATTTCTATATCGCCCTGAAAGTCGTTTATAACAACTCCGTATAAAGACCATGACACTCCATATTTGGGCGAAAAGTATACCACATCAAAGCAGTAGCCGCGCACGCCGTCCACTATATAGCCAATAGGCTCTCCGTTGTGCGCAAGAATGTCTCCGTCGTATATCTCCTTGCCGTTCTTATCTTTCAGTCCTGTGTACTGCCCGACCGTATCAGGGTCTACTTGCGCCATGTTATTTCCGTTGTCGTTGCTTATGTACACGCCGTCTACGAGATGGAGTAAGTCGCCATACACCCATTCGCCGTTATCGAGACGTTTGCCTCTAAATTTTATTTCTCTGTTCATAATTTATCTTCTGTTTTATCATCGGATTTGATTAACAATAGTATGCAGATTGCATATTCCGCTGACAGTAACGCAAAAAAGTATTGTATACCGAAATAAGCATTAATTATTGCATTGACTGCCGAAACTACCGAAGCAAGCCCTACCGCAAGCACTGCCAATGTAAATTTTTTATTTCTGTTCATCGCTGTTTCGTGTTACGTAATTTACTTTTCGCAAATCGTCGATTGCCATATTTGCCGCTCTCTCTGAAACGATAAGCTGCTTGCCATCTTTATCGAGAACGTTATTCCATTTCTGCCAAAAATGCCTCTTGTATTGGACTATATATCCAAAATTTAGAAAGGAGTACTCATTTTGCATTATACATGGCAATAGTGCAACTTTTCTTGCATACATACCTAATCCTCCTTTACTCCAAACGGCGCACCGTCGGCGAATGTGTATAAATCGTACATTTCAGACAATTTAAGTGAATACTCTCTCGCCTCACCTTCCTCTAAATCAATACCCAATAGGACAGGAAATTCAGCAGATGGGAAAATGGCTGATATATTGTGTAGTTCTGGGATGTTGGCTATTGTCTTTACCCACCCAAACGGCTGGTGTTTCAACATCTCCTGCCAGCACTCGTCTGCATCCTTAAAAGGGCGGTACTCGGGTTCGGGCTTGATGCGGAAGTTTCCGTTAATGCTCCAACTGGGTTCTGGAACGTAAATCCATTTACCATCCGAACACTCCCCTTGTATCTGCTTTCCGTCCACATACGCCTGCATCACGGCGATGCGTTCTTTTGTTTCTTCGATTGTCATAGCTGTTTTAATTTATTAAGAATGTTTTTAAATGCGTCATGGAATTTTGTAAGTTCCTTAAACTCTTTGGCTATCGCACTTTCGCTGCCAATCGTAAAAGAAGCTCCGCCTATTTTGTCTGACATAAGAACCAGGCAGTGTAGCTCGTTCTTTTCGCTGTAATTGTCAACAATTTCGTAGACCGCTTTTGCCATTTTGGTGAGCTTGTCGGCTTCTCTTCCTGGTTTGATAATTTCAACCTCTTCCATTTTTGGCATCGGAATCCAGTGTGTCGGGTCAGCCTTTAACTTACAACTACTACTAAATTCGCAGTTGTCTTCCGAACATTCACACCGTGCACAGCCTACGGTACTATAAGAGTCTTGGTCGTTGTTCCATTTTGCGGAATACCAACCGGTATCGTCATAGAAACACACCCTCGTTCCGTTTGGGTTAAAATCCTCGTCAACCCAATCTCGGTTATATCCAATAACCTCTACGCCCATTTCGGGCATCTTTTCTGATACTTTCTGCCACATAGTTATTTATCTTCTTGTGTTTTTGTTAATCCTGTAATAACGGTACGCTCAACTTGCGAGCGTTCGCCGTTCTTCTTTGGGTAATTAACCAAGAAATACATCGAAGTTGACGATTTGCTAAAGAAACGGATATTGCTAATCCAGCAAACCTTGCCATCACGATTTACGCACTTGTCGTCTACTTGTAACGGATATTCTTTAAGGTATTGTCTTTGCAACTCATACTTTTGGTGTGCTATCTCCATTTCTTTTTCGTTGAGAGCACGCATCTGTTTTTCAAAATCTTTTTCTGTCATATTAGCCCTCCAGTTCTTTTATAGCTTGCGCACATCTTTGCATGTTCAAATCCATATATGCCATAAGGTGCTCGTCCTTGCCCATGTACAAACCCTTTGTAAGAAAGAGGCTATCCTTAACCTCTTTTATTAACTCAATTGCTTTTTCTTTATTCATTGTCTTATGATTACTAACTTCTCTCCCCACTGTCACTGGGGAGATTTGTTTATTTTTCCATGTTCTTTTCAGCGTCCAAGAGAAATGCTTCGAGCACGCCCAGGTAGTTGTGCAAGTACGAGCTATGCAGTACGAGCAGAAAAGTCAGTGATTTACCAACCTCTGCGGCAGCTTTTTCTAAGCCTTCATTCAGATACGCATCCAAATTCTTTGAACGTGCCCTTAATTCGTCGCACTCAATGCGCAGTTTGTCAAGGCGTGTTTCGGACTGCTTGTAAGCCTTCTCGAATACATCTGCCGGACTCCAAGACTGGTAACCGCCTTCGTACTCAACGAGGTAGCCAGCCTTGTCTGTTTCACACTCAGAGGGTCTTACACCCTCTTTCAAGAGCTTGCACTCGTAGGCTTCACCCATTGTCATAGGCATAGCCTTCACTGTCTTAGTTCCAGTGTACTGTTTCATTTGTTCGTTCATAATGTTTATTTTACAAGTTCAAAATCGTAAACGAAAACCCAAGGGTTGCTCTCCCATGTACCCTTGCCGCTGATTTTGTCTATTAGGGCAGCGTAGGCTTCGCGTGGAGTCGAGAAAGAATAGAAGTCTGTCACAGCGTAATTTTGGCAAGTATAACAATACTCTTTTTTAAAACGAACGTACTCTTTCCCAAGACGGCGGATACCTTCCGCTATGCAATCTTCATCGCTTATGTCTTGTAGACGTTCGACACGGATGTTAGTGATACGGACGCAGCGCAGCATAAGGTCTGCCTTGACAAACATCTTGTTATTCCACCCTGGTTGTTTTATCAACTCCGCAGCAAGTTCTACTGGCATATCTAAAGCAATATCCTTATATTTTTGCGCCACAGTTACCACCTCGCCGAGTTTGTAACGTGAAGACGACAATGCATAATCAAGCATCTGCTGAAGCAAATCTCCTTTGGCTTCGTAGAGCCGTTTATTACATGACCTTTTCCATGCACTAATGTCCTCATTTGACCACCCTTCGTCGGTCTCCAATCTTTGAAAAAACATTGTAGGATTTAGCATACGCCTTGTCTGCGTCTTTCGACCGTCAAGTACGGCCTGTGTGAGACCGTACCTGTCGTTGAACATTATCTTTTTCATACTCTATTACTTAATTCCCCATTCTTTTTTATAGTTAAATGGTTCAGGGAATCCTTCTATAGGTTTTTCTGATATTAAAATCTGTTTGCCATGTATAGAATCGCATCCCCATCCCCATATCATACCTTCATTAGCATCATACACATCTTTTGTTATTGGACGCAGCGAATAAGTTTCTTGCAAACCATATCCTTGACATCCTTGCCCTGCAAATACGCCATCATTAAGAACGTCTATAGCATATTTATTTGCTATAACTGCCGCACTGTCATTTCTGGAAGGGACAACAGCCACATAAACCAAACTTTGAAAACCTCGACCTTCTGTCAAATCGAAATTATATGATATGGCAAAGTAACTTACCTTGTCAAGGAACTCTTCCTCATACTTCCTGCATTCCTCTTTATTGAGGAACTCTTTGCCGTCTTTTGCAAGATAAACGGTCTTCTGTATTGTCTTTTCTTCCATGTTACTATCAATTCTTGTATTTAATATTTATACTTTTAGTTTTGCGTTCAACCCCAGTGCCCAAAGAATATGTTGGAGTTCGTGCACGTATTGTATTTCTCTCAACTTTTTGCCGTCGAGGTAGGCAGCAAACTTATTTCCATCGACCTCGTACACGATATTAATGCCGAGGTCGTAATGGTAGAAGTCGTACCATTCCGAAGTGCCTTCCTTTTGGTGCTGCTCCTCCTTAAACCCGTTCTTTTCGAGGAGTTCAGGAGTGAGGGGTATGCCTTCAATTTTACAGCACCAAATCCACCATGGTCCGTCATCGTCATCATTGATAGCGCTTAGACAGGCGGTTCCTTTTTTGTCTTCAAAGACTGTTAGGGGATTTATATCGGTAACAACGCACCTTGTGCCTTTCGGAAATGCGCAATCGTGGCTTGCCCTTACAAGGTCGCCTATTCTTAGGTCTTCTGGTTTAATCATTTTCCTGTGTGTTCTTTTGTAAATACTACTCTTTTATCTTCTTTGTCATAAGGGCAATTAAACATCTGATGGCAAAGACCGCAGCTTATAATGTGACGTACGTCACATTTTATTCTTGATTTGTAGCTCATTTCTTTCTTCTTTTATTTGAGTTTTGAAGTGCCTGACCATAATCCTTTGGAGAGGTTGCTGCGTTTGAAATAGCCCTACATACTGATGGCAAATAATAAAGCTGGTTTACAAATCTCATTTCTCACCTCCTTTCGGCAGCAAGTCCTCTATGTAACACCATTCTATCACGCCCCACCATTTGCAGTTTTTATCGTAATCCATAGGGTTGTACACAACGCCAACATGATAATGCTTTGAACTATTCGATTCTGCCAAGAAAATGAAAGCCTTTCCCTTTTCGGGCATTTCGCTTGCGTCGTGCCAAAGAGCTTTCTTAAACCATTCAACGCCATCTTCAAACGAGGCGCGACACGCTTCTTCTCTATCCAATGTGCTACGACACGGATTGAAATAATCAGCATTCATAATTGCTGCTTCTTGTATTTTCTTTTCGTCAATCATAATAGTTTTGTTTTAAAATTATCGTAAATTTTTAAGTCGTTCCACCATTCTTCTCTGCCGAGTTCAACGTGCCTGTTTTCGGGTGCCTTGTGCTTCGCAACTGCCTTTATCCACTCGTTTGGAACAAACGCATTGAACGATTGCAAGCCGCTGCTTTTCTTCGTCTTGCCGACTACCTTGCCGTCAATGTAGAGGTAAAGCGAATAGTATTCACCATCGAAGCGGTAGCAGAGAGCTTGGAGCTGCTTGTGCTCTATCTCGCTGTGAAATGTCACCTTATAGCGGTTTCCTCTGTGCAAAGCAGCGAGCGCGTGCATAAAATCCTCGTAACCAAAGTGCGTGTTCTTCTTGCCGTTCAGCTCGTAGAAGTATCGCTCGAAGATGTCGCGTCGCATATAGAACCAGAAGTAGTCCATATCGTCGTCTGACATCTGCGGAATTGACTTATACACAATCTCCTGCCAAACGTGCTGTCGGAGGTGAGAACCACTTGCGAAGCCCTCAACTGCATAAAGGAAGTCGTGTCTATTTAAAGAAAGATTTATCATACTTAGAATTTTTCTCTTATTTTCTGATATTGCTTGGCAAATGTCTTTTCCGTTACCCATGCGCTGTATCGTGTGCGGTAGTAACGCTTGGGCTTGCCTGATACAAGCCCTGTTGCGTCACGAGGAGTATGCACGCTCATGTATATCTTTGGCACGATGTCCGTTGACACATACGATGTGATATACTCATCCGCAAAAGCGATATGCTCTGTCTCGCGGAAATTGACATCTGCAAACGAGAAGTCTTTTGCCATGCTGTTATTCGGGAGATTTATCCGTACCAAGCAGATGTTCGTTGCCCTCGTAGGGGATGCAAAATTTGTAAAAAAAATCACTTACGCAAACATACGGAGCGCATTCATCACTTTCGCCGTAATTGGAAAAAAAATCAGCCTTCCATGCATCGTATTTATCATCTCTTACTAAGACCTTATCGAACGGCTTGAATAAATACTTAGGTTCAACAACCTTAACAGGCTCTACTTGCAACGTTTCGGGGTTGTACTTGCCGCCGTAATGCTTCTCTGCTGCTGCGATAAACAATGTTTTTTGTTCATCATTTGCCTTTACGAAACATTCTGTGTCGCACACTTCCTCTTCGCCAAAGGTGTGGTCTTTGTAGTAGTTGATTGTGGTGTTAAACTCTGTGTAATCATCATTTGCCCAGCCGTCGAAGACTGCTATCATTTCGTTGTGAGGGTTGCGTACTACGTCGCCATGCTTAAAGAACTTAGACCAGTCTCGCATTTCACAAGAAGGGAGGAGCATTACTTCTGTGTCTTCAATGTCGTCGTAAAAAAGCCGTTTTCTGTAAAACTTCCAAAGGGAGAGAACGGGACTTTTGATAACACCTTAATAGGGTAGATGTCATCAGATACTACTTCTTTAAATTTCACCTCACCCAACACCGGCGAATACAGCTTTGTGTCTTTTGGCATATCGCGGAGTATTTCCGCAATGTTAATCTTGTTCTCCATTTTCTTGCTCCGTTTCTTTTGATTCGTATTTACGTTTGTAGGCTTCAATTATTGCCTGCTGTAAGCCTATAAGTTTCAGCGCCTCTCGGTAGTCCGCCTTCAACTTGTTGTATATCAAATTTCTACCAGTGAAGTACCACATACCACAAACGCAGGCAAAACAAAGGATAAATAATGCTATTCCCATTGTTATTCGGTTTTAAAATTGTTGATGTTGTAAATAGTTGTTACTATCGGATGAAGGCTCATGCTACCAAGGCTTGCGTCGCTGTTCGGATCGTCCTTGAAGCTGTATGCGATTGTACCACCGAAACACATCATCGTGACCTCAATCTCTCTGCCTTTGTATTTGCTGTTGAGTTTTGCAACGCCGTCTTTAAGACGGTCGAAAAGCATTTCAGGAGTAAACTTCTCGCTAAACACAAACTCTGCATTTCTAAAAGTTTTCAAATTGTATGCAAGATCCCGTGTCTTTTTGTTGTGAACGCTACATTTCGGGCGTTCGCAGTAAAATCTTACTTCTTCCATATTGTTGTATTGTTAGTTTCTTAATATATGCGCCTTCACCACCTTGTGAACCAGGTGTGGCTGCGCCTTGTTAAACTCCTCTACAAACCAACGTTCGTATTCGTTGTGGGAACGTGGTCTGCGGAGTTTTCCAATCGGGGGGGGTAAGATGTCTGCGGCAATCTTCGCCCCATTGTCTAATGTCAGTACAGCTTTCATAACTTTCCTGTTCTAAATCCCAACTCCTTTGCTATTGCAAGGAAGTCGGAGAGCTTGTCGGGCGATACGCTGGTCTGCTTGCCTTGCGAACAGACAACACCATCTTCAACCTTGAAGTAGATATTGCCATCCATGTTGATGTAGTAAATCTCACTCTCCATATTACTTCACCTCCATATTGATTAAGTCATCAAAATCTTCTTCCGTCTTGCAGTCGTAGCAATATGTCAGCCTGCCGTCAGCTTCCTTTGTGAGCATCATTATGCTGTTCGTATCGTTCAGCAAGTCAAGCAGCATATCTGCTCGGGAGAAATAATTTACGTTGTCGTTGATTCTAAGCCAATGTGCGCCAAGAATAAAAGTTGTTGTGCGGAAACCCTCTTGTTCACTTGTGCTCTCGTCGTGGCGGATAAAAACATAATTGCGTCCTCGTATGATAGCCCAAGCATCGCGCAGCCTGTTAATAAATTCTTTGATTGTTTTCTTCATATCTGTTGTTGTAACATGTTAAAGTTAATTTCCTCAGCAGGAACTATTTTAAACGACTCGACATTCTGGAAGTTTATATCGTTGCCAGTTACGGTTATAATATCCATTGTTTTGTTGTCAGAGTCTGGGTATATCTCGGATATTGTTTCCGCTGGTATAATAGTCGGTATGGTATTGCCCTTCTCGAACACCAAAAGAAAATAAGGTTTGTTGTTTTCGTTTGCCATATTACTGTCCTTTCTTTGTTACAATTTCCAGTGCTCCAAGCAAAGTCTTTTCGCTAATTCCGTTGCCAGATGCAACGCCATCTTCCTTGATAGAATTGAGAGCTTCTTTGAGGCATGTAGTATCAGAGGTGAGTTGTTTTGTGAGGACACTCATTTTCTCGTCTACATTTCTCACATCGTCACGATTGGCGTTTACCGAGGTTAGTATCTTGACGCAACACTCCTCGATATAGTCCTTTAACGTTGCTTCGTGCTCCTTCTTTATCTCCTCGACAACAGCCGACGAACAAATGGAGAATATGGCAAGGTCACACCTTGTTCTACCATCTGATGTTTTTTCATTTCGGATGCGCACATCGCGTAACTCCCTGGAACAGCTACCTATCTTTACAAGATAAACTCCTTCTCCATGTGGGTAATAGTCGAGAAAATAGCGTTCGTTCCCAGTAAAGGTTTCGCTTTCTTCAATTACACCCAAAATCGGTATTCTTACTTCTTTTTTCATGAGTTTGTTTTCTTTTGTTTCGCCAGCATACGCTTGTACGCTCTGCGTTCAGCTCGCGTCATGCCGTCCTTTTTAATCTCGTAGGCTTCTTTATCCATTGTTTCCATAGGCTAAAGTTTATTATATTCGTTGTATTTCGCAGAGCTTCCGTGAAGAAACCCGATTGTGTAGCCCAACGAGCCTACCACAAAGGCGACGTAGGCTACGAGTAATATTATTCCTGTTGTTGTCATAAAGTGCATAATTTCAAATCTTAGTTTTTCAATATCAAATATATACCATATTATAGCACGACGTATTTGTTGGCGTATATTTTATATATCCAGTTACGATAGCTATATGTATAGTTTGTAAGCATGTCTTCTGTGTATTTTGCAAACATGCTAAATCTTTTGGCGATATTGCGCATTTTCTTTACGATACCATAATTCGCCGCGAATTTTACTATTTGCATTGATTTAGAGATAGACATACCTATTTTTGCCGCCATGTATTTGTATGAAATACCTCTGTCTATAAATCTTCTGCTATAACCAAAACGATTACAAGTTTTCACCGCTTCCGTATATTCTTTCTTAGAATGTGGGTTGCGCTTCAGCTGAATCATTTGTTCGGCAAAGTCTTTTCGACGCTGTATTTCTACAAGCAACATTGCGACTAAAACATTTTCTAAATTCTTGATTTCTTGTGCATAGGCATTCTTTTTTAAGTTTACATCAGGTTTAAATTCAACACTCGGCAGGACAACGTTGCGGTGAGCGGTATGACTGTGCAACGATTTGAAAACGAGGTGCTTATTATCAACGCCCGTTTCTTCAATCAAGCCCATGCTGCGCAAAGTAGCTAATCTTGCCTTTATAGCGTTTACGCTCACGCCTGTTATATCATGTAATTTGTTAATATTCCAATTCTTAATGATAGAATTGCGAGAGTGCGCTTTTACAAACAAAGAAAACGCTATCGCCTTTCTTAAATCGGAATTGCGATACATTTGATTTATTATATATCTCTTTACTTTCATGTTTGTAAAAACAAAAGCGACAAGGTTGTGTACTTACCTCGCCGCTTCGTATTTAATGCGTTTGTAAAAACGCGCCTAAATCCATGTTCGACACTTCACGATGTACACGGGTCGTGAAGTAGTGCATTGTAGCAATACTTTTGCCTTTGCACGCCACAAAATTAATAAAACATTCTCAATCTTAATAACTTTCTATTAATTATTTATAATATTTTAAGAGTTTGTATTGAAATTCTATTAGTTTTCACTAACTTTGCAGCGATAATTATTAAATTTATTGCTTATGATGTATTCACAAACAGAACAGTACCTTTGGGCTGACCGTATTCTAAATGCCGTTTGTGCGGTTGGTGGCATAACTTTTATGCAACTGGTGTCGGAGATTAAAACGGCGAAAACCAACGAGCTCCGCGGCTTGTACTGTCTTATAACAAGAGATTATAACATTCATCCCGAACGCGCCGCACGGCTTATTTCTCGCACAAGGCAGAATGTTATCAACCAGACACGCAAATACTGGCAGTATATGCAAGTCAAAGACAAAACTATCGTGAGTTTATACGACAAAATTAAGGACTACCTAAAACAATACGACAATGAGAAGGGATTATGATGTAACAATACCGGATATGCTGTTCCCAACGGATAACGAGCTGGAAATACCTACACTCGATATTAATATGCAGGCTCGCGAATGTCAAATACCATTCCTCTGCTTCGGCGAGCAGAAGCGCACGTACAACATGAACGGACAGGGAACGCTGCATTTTTATACTGATGATTATCGCTTTACGGCTGTGTACGAACACCCTGAAAAAATATTTAGACAACACCATCCTGCGAATATTGTAGAGCCAAATTTCTCGCTTTACAACGAAACGCCAATATCTTTCGGTATGCAAGCACTTTACAAAAAGCGCTGGATAGCTCGCGCGATGCAATCTCGTGGCATCGGAGTATTCGTTGACCTTAACGTGGCGCAGAAATGGTACCAGCTGAACATGCTTGGTGTTCCGCGCGGCTGGTCGGCTTTTGCAACTCGCGGTTATTCGGACAGACTAAACAATCTCGCGTTTGAATTGTCAATCGCCAAAGACTGGGCGCTCGGCAAGACCCCTTTGTTTGTGATATACGGCGGTGGCAACGAGTGCCGGCGGTTCGCCCAAGAGAACGGGTGCGTATATATCAACCCTGTCGTTACGACAAAAAAGAAGCTTGAAGCCGTAAAAAAGATACAGGAAGGCGTTGCGTTCTTCAACGAGGAGTTTTCTTTGAAGAAGGAGCTGGAAAAGCTCACACCGTTCACGCATCAGATAGAAGATTATTCCAAGATGAATAAACAAATCGGAGAAAACAAAGAAAGTTTATCCGAGAACGAATAGGATTTGTGTTCATATTAACAAAAGCAGTACCTTTGCTTGAAACATAAGCAATAGGTTAAGTTTAGGGAGACTGGCTCGCGAGAGTCGGTCTTTTATTATATATATTATTGTAGTGCACTTGCAGAAGGTTTAAAATGTCTTAAATACTAAATTTTCCCTATTAATAATTTTGCTGTCTATTAATATATTATTAATTTTGCGGTGTGAAAATTAATAATCAACTAAATAATAGGAGATACAACAATGTTTGAATTATCACAAAACAAAATCAAATTCGAGCTTACAAAAAGAGAACTCAGAAAGCTCAACACGCTCAAGAACAAGGTATCGAAACTTAACAATGACCTTAGAGAGTATTTTGATACTTGCGGTGAAATGTCGCTGCCTGACATCGAGTGTACCTGCATAGGTTACAGCCCAATGGGTCTTGTAGACACGCAGGACATCAAGGACGAGGATGGCAACGTTATTGGCTTTCAAGCTACCGTAGATGACTTAGATTACAAAGTTGAATACGTAGAAGAAGATGGTGATATATACCTTATAGGCTGGAAAGGACTCGAGGACGACCTTAAATACCAGCGTCGCAGACTCAACAAGGCTTGGAGAATTTTCAAGTCAGAGAACCCTGACGCGGAACTTGAACGCGACGACGACGAGGATTAATTGTTTACACGGGGTGGGGCAGCAGTTCTCCTTCCCATTACATAAAATATTAACTTTGCAAAAAAACAAAAGATTATGGCAAAAGGTGGAGGTTCAACAAGAACAGTAAGCGCAAACAACGCAAGTGCAAGCAGAACAAGCAGCAGCGCGAGTGCAAGCAGAACAAGCAGCAGCGCGAGTGCAAGCACAAAATATAATGCTGAGTATATCAGTGCAAAAACAAAAGAAATAAATAGTTTTAAGCTGCCAAAGCCAAACGATGCTGAATATATACGCATTAAGGATGTCGAATATCGCATAGGCCATCTGAGAACATACGACAAAAGACATATCGTTGACATTGTTAGAGCATCAGATGGATATTCTTTAGGTCGTGAGGTGTTTACAGATAGTGGTTCTTATGGCATGGCGACTACAAGAACAAAATCACAGGTGCAAAAGGCTATTCGAAAAGAACTGCTAAGGTTGTTAAATAGATAAATAAGTAAAACTATGGCAAAAGGTGGAGGTTCTACAAGAATAGTAAGCGCAAACAATGCGAGCGCAAGCAGAACAAATAAAAAATCGCAAAATTTTACTATTACCGCAGGAGAAAAGATACGACCAGACCTGCCCTCTTTTGAAGAAAATTTTTCGGCAGAAGTCTTGGGATTGAATCAACAAGATGAAAAGGACTTGTATCAACTCCTTAAAGGTGCTTTTTTCGGAGGAGACGACATATACGCGGCTATTGTTTTAAATAAGAAAATGCCTAAATCAAAAGATTTCGAACTTAATACTTATCGTAAGGATGCGTTAAAAGCTCTGACATCGTATTCGGCATCGGATAAGGCAGCAACAATACTCCTTTCGACACTTAAGAGCGCAGTTCCGAAAGAAAATTATAATAAAATTGTAAGATTTGCCGAAATGTTTAAAAATAAATATTATAGTACCACTTTGTCATTTGATACTGCCTACAATCATCTTTTGAGCGATAAAGAAAGAGAAAAGTGGGAAAAAATTTACAATAAATAAAAACTAATACAATTTTATTTTTGCTAAGTTTTGCAAAAACATTTGCATCACAGCCGTAAAATAACAACAATTTTCAAGGGTACGCACGGCAAAAACGTAGCGTGCCCTTTTTGTTTACACGGAAACCGATAAATCCTTATAAACCTTGATAAAACAGCTTAACTTTGCTTTAAATCATTATAAAACACGTTTAATATGGCAAAAAAGCAGAATAACACGCTCAGCGAATTGGGCGTTAAAGAACGAATAAGCCTAAGCTGTCTGGAGCTTAATGAAGGGCAGATTGTGGGCATCCCAAAGAACCCTCGCTATCTTAAAGGAGAGGAACATGACAAGCTAAAAAAGTCACTCAAGGACTCGCCGGAGCTGCTGCAATACAAGCCGCTTATGGTATACGCTGCCGAAGGTGGCAAGTTTGTCGTTATTTGTGGCAATATGCGCTTGCGTATCTGTCAGGAACTGCACAACGAAGGCGTAGAAGGTTTTGATGCGCTGCCTTGCTTTGTACTTAACAAGGACGTGCCCATTGCTAAAATTAAGGAATACGCCATCAAGGACAACGTACAGGCTGGTAACTGGGACTGGGACGAGCTTGCCAACGGAGATTGGGAAGTAGACGACTTGCAGGATTGGGGCGTTGATTGCTCATTCTTGACCGACACGGAGGCAGTCGAAGAAATGCCAGAGCGCAAAGAAACGGAAGACGACGCATACGATGAGGACGAGCATAAGATTGAAGCGAAATGTAAACTCGGGGATATTTGGCAGCTCGGCAGACATAGACTCATGTGTGGTGACTCTACTGACGCATCGCAAGTTGCTAAACTACTCGGGGGAACAAACATCCAACTCTATGTGACGGATCCACCGTATAATGTGGCTTACGGTTATGATGGTGCAGCAACAGAAGGACATCGCAAGGATGGACTGGTCGTCTTAAATGACAAAATGGACAACGATAAATTCGAGGAGTTTTTAACAAACGCATTTAACGCTGCCAATGCTAATATGGAGAAAGGTGCTTCGTTCTATATATTCCACAGCGACGGCTACTCCTATTGGTTTAGAAAAGCCCTTATCAACACGGTAGACCTGGAGCTGCGAGAGAATTTGATATGGGTAAAGAACTCTATGGTGCTCGGAAGACAAGACTACCAATGGCGACATGAACCATGCTTGTATGGTTGGAAAAAGGGAGCGAGCCATAATTGGTTTAGCGACCGCAAGCAGACAACCGTAATGGAATTCGATAGACCGACAAAGAGCGTAGAGCATCCAACGATGAAGCCTATCCCACTTTTCGCATACCTTATTCAGAACTCATCGCAGGAAGGTTGGAATGTATATGACAGCTTCGGCGGTAGCGGTACGACTGTAATGGCGTGCGAACAACTCGACAGAAACGGTTTCTTAATGGAACTTGACCCCCATTATTGTGATGTGATAATCAACCGCTGGGAAACCTACACAGGCAAAAAGGCTGAAAAAATCAAAGTTTAACAACATAAATTAAAATTAGAAATGATAGAAAAAGTGAACCCGCAACACCCCGACAAAGTCGCAGACCGCATTGCAGGTGCTATCGTTGACCTTGCTTACACCAAGCAGGAAAGCCCAAAGATTGCCGTTGAAGTCCTTATCGGACATGGCGTAGCTAACGTTATTATTGAAAGTAGCGTAGCCTTCTCTAAAGAAGAAGTGTACACAATCGTGGAGCGCATCACCAATTGCGACAATTTACGACTGAACCTTGTAGTTAATCCGCAAGACGCGCACCTTGCAAAGAATCAAGATGGTATTATCCGTTGCGGTGATAACGGAATCTTCAAGGGTATGCCCATCACTAACGAAGAGTGGGAGCTGAGCCAGATTGCTCGCGGCATCTACGAACGATATCCGTCGGACGGCAAGTACATCTTGGGCGGCGACGAGCTGGTGATATGCCAAAGCAACGCCAAGACAGAAGAGCTGAAAAAACTCTACCCTACTGCAACTATCAACCCACTCGGTGACTGGACTGGGGGCACTGATGTGGACAGCGGAGCGACGAACCGCAAGCTCGGCTCTGACATGGCTCAGTCGGTAACAGGTGGTGGACTGCACGGAAAAGACCTGTCGAAGGCAGATGTCTCGGTTAATATCTACGCTTTTCTAAAGGCACAAAAAGAACAAAAGCCTGTGGAGTTGTTTTGCGCTATCGGTGACGAAACCGTCGACGGCAAGCCATACTTCGAGATTGTGGAGATAGCAAAAGACTACATCAACAAGGTCGGTGGCTTCGAGAAGTTTGCCGAATGGGGACTGTTCTAAAAAGTTGCTTAATGGATAAACACGTTGTAAAACTTTCATCCGGGACAAGAAACAATAACCCAAGAAAGATTCGAAACGCCAGTCTTGCCGAGAGCTACGAAAAGCAAGGGTATGAAGTGGTTAGGAGGGGTTATCCGAATAATGCTTTTGTGGCAATCTACAAAGGGTCTAATCCGCACAACCAGTTGGAGAGGACGGTGGGGGAAATCTTTGCCGAAAACGGTCTGAGTTTTACGCTCGAAAAAGACGGCGGCGTAAAAATACGACTAAGAGATGGCAGGTCTTTGGAAATGCCGTCGCCCGACGGAATAGCTGATAATTCGTTCACTCACGAAATCATGGCTTTGCAAGGCAAGCCAAGTGCCGACAAAGTCGCTGAGGGCATTAAGCATAGCTTTAAAGTGTGGAAACAGGATAAAAAGCAAAGGATACAAGCAGACATCGCAATCACGTTTACCCCTAAGGGTACAAAATACCATAGAGAGGACATTGATGCAGGCGTGAAAGAATACAAGAGACAGGTGAAAGATGGTCAAACAGAAGCGAAACCATTGATATACTTGCATGTTGACGAGGGTCACAGAGAAATATACTATCGGAATATAAAATAAAAAAGGCGGTATCGCCTGTATATAGGATGCCGCCGTAGGGTTTATTTTTGTCCCGATGGTTCATATACTCCAACTGGCTACTAACCCTCCCACAACAAAAGTTGATGTGCAAATATAATAATAATTTATGTAACAACCAAAAATAATGAATAAAAAGTGAAGCCGCAAAGATTTTATGGCGAATAAATAAAGAAACTATTATGAGCAAACCATTACCCATCAGAACAACCATTGAGCGTGCACTCAACATTAACATTTCATCTTCGCTGCCTGCAAAGGATAAGGTGGCGGTGATGGAGTGTTTGCTGACGTTGAGCGCAAGTGAAATAAAGCGCATAATCGTGAGTGATAAAGCGACTGCGTTTGTCAGTCTATGCGCTAATATACTCCGTCGTGGCGAACTGATGGAGTATATGCAAATTTTAGAAATGTGCCGTAAAACGGCTTTAAACAGTGATAAACGTGCTTAAATGTACGATAAACACATAATGAAAGGAAGATATAAGGAGAAAGGGAAATAATATGGCACTATCAAAAAATGAAAGTAAGCGCAGAAATCAACTTGCCAATCTTGAAAAGGGCAAGTTCAAAAAAGGCGAAGTTACAAACCCGAAAGGGCGACCGCCAAAGCCTAAAACGATGACGGCGTTCATAGCTGAAATGAAAGAAAAAGGCTACGAGGTACCTACCTCGCAGACTATAGCCGAGTCATTTCTATACATCGCGACCCTTCCTGAGGACGAGCTAAAAGCAGTTCTCGCTGACAAGACACGCCCTATGATGCAGCGCATTGTTGCTAAGGGTATACTTGACAAGAAGGGTATGGACATACTCGAGCGTGTTGTAGATAGAGCTTACGGCAAAATACAGCGCATCGACCTTACAAGCAAGGGCGAGCAAATCAAGCAGGACCCGTTGCAAATACACGTCATTTCAAACACAGAGGAGTACAACAAGGTTCTTGCGGAGATACAAAAGGAAAAAGAGCGCAAGGAAGCACAACCAGATAAAGAATAAAGCAAAAATAGATGCCGCACGTATTTTTAGCAAAGAATTACATGAGGGTAGATGCCGCCAAGAAAGCGGGATTTACGACCGTATCATTACAAGGAAGCTCGCGCTCCGCGAAAACATGGTCGGTTGTGCAGTTTCTTTGTATCTATTGCTTTAACAACGCCGGAACAACAGTTTCCATAATACGTGCTGGTATGCCCTCAATCAAGCGCACTGTATACCGCGATTTTAAGAACGTGATGCTTTCTTTGGGTTGGTGGAATGACAAGTCAATGAACAAGTCGGAGTATGTATATACTTTCCCTAACGGCTCTTGGATAGAATTTTTCTCTACCGACAACGAGCAGAAAGTGCGCGGTTCAAAGCGTAAAATACTATTCGTGAACGAGGCGAACGAGCTTTCATTTATTGAGTGGCAGCAGCTACAGATGCGTACCACAGAGTTCTCCATACTCGACTATAACCCTTCATTTTCCGAAGAGCATTGGATAAATCAAGTCAATGAGGAAAAGAGTACCTATTGGTTTATCTCAACGTACAAGGACAACCCATTTCTTGAGCAGAAGGTAATTGACGAAATCGAAAGCTTAAAGTGGAAAAACCCGAGCCTGTGGCGTATTTACGGACTCGGACAGCGTGCGATTGTCGAAGGACTTATTTTTGAAAACGTTGTTGTTAGTGATTATATTCCAGTTGAAGCTCGCCGTCGCAAGTGGTACGGCATCGACTTAGGCTATACCAACGACCCGACGGCGATTGTTATGGTGTGCGTATATGGAAATGACATGTATATAGACGAGGTGTGCTATCAAACCAAAATGCTCTCAGACGACATAATAAAAGCTTGCAAAGATGTGCGAGATGCGCCCGAATTTATCTGTGAGAGTGCTGACCCTCGTCTTATTGACGAAATATACAACGCCGGCATAGACATAAAGGCTGTGCAAAAGTTTCCTGGTTCAATCAAAGCAGGCATTATGAAGATGCAACAATACAGAATACATATCACTTCGCGCTCGACAAATATACGCAAGGAGTTTAATAACTACACTTGGCGGCAGGACAAGGAAGGCAAATGGCTAAACGAGCCAATAGATCGCTACAACCACGCGATAGATGCTTGTAGATATGTAGTACTGCAAAAGATACTTGGAGCATACAGCAATGGCATGAGTGCAAGCGATATACTTGGAATAATTTAATGGCAATTAAATTCGGTAGCTACCCAGCCGTCTTGCATTTACGGCTGGAGTACAAATCTTTCCTTGCTCATTATGTTATAACAACCTAACCTTTAAAAGGTAAACGAACTTGAATAAACCGTGTGCGTTGAGCTGTATGAGCCTCACATTAACGGCGGTTTCGTCAGAGAGGAAGGCTATCGCCTCGCCTGCGACACTCTTTTGTATTTCAAGCGTGCCGTCCGAGGTCAAAATCTCCTTCGCTTTCTTTTCCGTGCCGGCGACTATCAAGCCAGTTTCGCCGAGGATAGACCTCTCGACCGCTGCTTTCAGTTCTTCCATGTCAGAGAACTTAAAGTTGTTCTTTGCTACAACTCGATTAAACTTTATGTTTGCTGTATCCATCATATTGATTGTTTTAAATTTGTGACTAATAATTTTATTTTTCAGAGTCTACCCAGCCGCCATGTTTGGGCAGGGCGTCTATAACAAGACCTTTCAAATCCTTCACGCCGTACTCTTCGCACAGCCAGTCTTCGAGGTTGTCCCAGTGCTGCCAATCTCTTATTGCGCCCGTCCGTACATCACGCAGACGGAGCGTTACAAATAGATAGTCGTGTATTACATCTATTATTTCGTACATGATATTCTTAGTTATAATGACGATTCCTCGTCGTCCTCTTGTTGTTTAATCGAAATCGTTTGACAAGCATACGAGGGCTGTACCACAACGATAGATGCGCTTAGGTGAGCGACCTTCAAGATCCAGCTTCAGAACTGCATCCTCGAAATCATCAACATCTGTGATTTCTTCCAACTCTCCTTGTGTCTCATCGAATAGCTCCTGTGCCATAACTTCATCCTCTACGCAATAAGGATCAGCGTTAAATGTTGCCACACCATTAAGAAACTCTGTCATTTCTATCTTCTTCATAATATGTTTTATTTTTTTTGTTATATTCTACGATAGTTGCGGAGGTGTCCGCTTGGTGCTCCGTGCTGGAACTGCGATACCTGCTCGCCACGATATTCTATAGGAGTGTCGAGCGTGATGGTCGTTGCGGTCTTGCCGTCGCAGTCGTACTGATTGCAAGTGTAGCCGATAGTCATCGACGGAAGCTGCCAGACTCCCCAGTTGATGTCGTTGAGATAGCGCAGAAGTGTGCGTATATTCTCCACCGTCGTCTCAACCGTGCTGCCATTGAATACAGCCTTGTAATCCTCTTCGTGACGCTTGCGGTTGGCGAGGGTAAGTTCTTGAGAACGCTGTTTTGCCTGCTCGTTGCGCATAAGGAGCTGCTTGCGGTCTTGAAGAAACTCCTCATCGGTGACTTCCTTGCACTTGGAGAGGATAGCTTCGATGCCTCCTTGCGAGATGATAAACGAGCCTGCGTTTTCCAAAGGCTTCATTGTCGAAGTTTTGGTAATGAGCAATGTTCCGTCGTGGTTCTGTTCAACAAGAAAACTCTTCTTGCTTGTGAAATACATTTTCTTCATAATTAATCCGTTTTGACCGTGCTACGGGAGGGCTTAGATTGTTTTGTTAAAATTCGTTCTTTGCAAGTCTTAAGGCTTCTTTCATTGTGTTGGCGTAAACCGCAAGCTCCTGCGAGTCTTCGTCTTTAGAAACAGCAGCTTTTACAGCCAAGCCTTCTGCTTTGCCATTGAGTAAATAATAGTAATGATTTGCTTCCTTTTTGTCAGCGTATGTGTCGTGTACATCGCCGTACTTGTCAACTATTACGTAAAACTGAAAAAACTTGTTCATCATTGTATCTCCTATTGTTAAGTTATTAATTTTAACGCCACGAAATTAATAAATTATTAATAGGCAGCAAAATTTTTCTGCTATAAATTTCCCTTTTTTAGACTTTTTAAGGCTTCGCGAATTGTTTACACAGCGTTTAAGCTTTTAGACCGCCAATTGTATGGGTTTTGTAATTTTGCTAACAAAGTTAGCAAGATATGAGAAAAATTACAGAAATACTTTCAAATAGCGACGCGAACACCGTGCACACGTTGCTAACAGCACGAAAGCTGCCATTCCATCGTAGCTTTGATGAACTTATGTGCCAGTGGGATCCATACAAGCACGATGTGTTTGACGAGAGCAAGCGTAAGAAGAAGAAAATCAAGGTGCCAACTGGACAAAAAGACCCGATGGACGGAAGCCCTATTTACAAAGATGAATTTGTAGATAGGGTAAGAATCGCCCTGCCTACACAGAAAGTGGTTGTAAACCGCCTCGTTGGTTTCATGCTTACGAATCCTGTGACATACAAGGCGAACTCGCACGGCGTTGTGCTTAAAATACTTGACAACAAGCAGCAACAGCTATATGACGCTATCATGCACTGCTACCATGACAACAAAATGAAATATTTTGACAAAAAGCTTGTGCGTACAGTATCTTCACAGTGCGAGGCGGCAGAGCTATGGTATATGACGACAGATGAAGACGGAAGGCTGGGCGGCGAGATACGAGTACAGTTGCTTTCGCCCCAAAACGGCGACAAGCTTTACCCTCATTTTAATGACCAGCATCGCATGGATGGTTTCGGTCGCGAATACTTGGTGTTTGACGAGCTGGGCACTTCGGAGCGGCATTTCGATGTATACACGGATAGATATGTCTATAAATACATCAATAATGGTTCAGGTTGGGTTATATATGAGGTTAGAGCGCACGGCTTTACTAAGATACCGGTAGTATATTACTACCAATATAAGGCGGAATGGGCTGACGTACAATGGGCTGCGGATAGAGTCGAGGTGTGTATTTCTAACTGGGGCGACACTAACGACTATTTCGGCACGCCGAAATACTTTATACAGGGCAGACTTGAAGGTTTTGCGGAGAAAGGTGAGCAGGGTGCAGTCTTCCAAGGTGGAAAAGACACACGCATGAATGTTTTATCGTGGGATCACTCGCCCGAGTCTGTAAAGGGAGAGATAGCATATTTGTTTAATATTATATTCTCATTTACCCAAACGCCCGACATTTCATTTGAAAACATGAAGACGCTGGGCAACAATACGAGCGGTGCTGCCATTCGTCTTATGTTTACTGACCCGTTCATAAAAGTCGGCAACAAGACGGAGCTTTACGGCGAGATGTTCACACGTCGAAGCAATATCGTCGCGAACGGCATTTGCAACGCTGGCATATACGTTAAAGGCATTGATGCAAGCGTAGCGGAAAACATAGACTTTGAACCAGTATTCGAACCTTATGTTCCTAAAAACGATGTCGAGCTCTTACAACTTATTACACAGAGCAACGGCGGCAAACCGTCAACCTCGCAGCGTCGTAGCATTGAACTTAATCCCCTTAACGACGATGCAGATAGTGTAGAAAAGGAAATGAAAGAGGAACAAGAAAGCGAAATAACACAACAGGCTGCGCTTATGGGTGTTGGCGGCTCAGCGAGCGCATCGCAGTCTGTAATAAACAGAGAGGAGGAGTAAATATGGCAAAAGGAGGCGGAGGAACAAGAAAGAGTCGCCCAAAAGAAACTCTCTCTACTGAAAAGATTAATGCTGTCAGTGACTATATGTATACAATTGACGATAATGGAGCTTATTCAGATTCAGACAAAGCGAAAGCTATATATAAAGGTCGTGAGGAATTAAAGAAATTATATCCAGACCAATCCTTTATTACTGTAACACATTTAAGTGTTGATGAACAGGGTTATCTGCATGTGGAGATAGGTCTCAATAAAAAAAAGATAGCTGGTATGCCAAGAAGCTTCGGACAAATTAGATATGACAAACATGACAACATGTTTCATGTCTCACATGAAGGATATGAATGGAGGACCGCCACTCTCAACAATCTGAGAGAACAATACAAATATATTCAGGGCAAACAAAACTTTGGTAGATGGGATAAGAGAATGGAAGAAATGATTGATAGACACAACAACAAACCCACAAAAGAACATAATGCTTTTATGAATATTGTACAACGATATAGATTAAGTAAGTGATGTCAAAGAAACTAACATCAAAACAAAAAAAAGAGCAGTTAAATCAACTGTTCGCAGCGTACAACCGCCGTCTTGGCATGTTGTATAGCGGCTATGTCAAGAAGCTACTTGCTCTTGGCTACAGCGAAGATGTGCTCGAAAATGACGCTCTTTTTAACTTTGACAACTTTCCTGTGCTCAAAGCTCGACTTAACGAGATATTTAACGACTACTTCCAGAACAGTATGTTATGCTACAAAAGCGGCATAACAAGCGGCGTTTCTTTGGCGTATTCGCACGATAATGACGCATTGGGACAATTCTCCGTGCTGACAGACAAAGCCTTAGAAACCGCAAGAAAAACGGCTGCTGCGACGTTTATAGCCAATAGGCTTAATGCTAAAAACGGATTAAACCTCGCGCAGTCCGTTTGGAACTACTGCCAGCAGACAAAAGTGGAGTTTGAAATGGCGATGTCTAACGTTATAGCCGACGGACTCGAAAAGGGTACGTCCGCAGAAGAGGTGGGCAGAAGAATACGACAGTATTTGAACAACCCCGATATGATGTACCGACGCTATCACACCGTGAAGGTGTTAAAGAACGGACAGAAGAAAGACGTTGTTACTTGGCGCAGGAAGCGCATTATCGACGGGCGTGTACGCTTCGTAGAAGAACCGCTTGAACATGTAGGACAAGGCGTGTATCGCTCCGCTCGCAAGAACGCTCTGCGTGTAGCACGCACAGAAATAAATGCAGCCTATCACAAGGCGCGAAATGGACGCTGGGCAAATGAACCATTTGTTATCGGTCAGCACATACATATTTCTCCGCAGCACGATCCTGATGAAGATGCGGACATCTGCGACGAACTCGAAGGTTACTACCCTAAAGATTTCGACTGGGACGGTTGGCATCCCCAATGCATGTGCACCAGTGACCCTGTAATGATAAGCGGCGAGGAGCGCAAGCAGTTCTACAAGCGTATGCTTAACGGTGAAAATATGTCCGGCTACGTTTCGCCGAACAGCATTAAAGACGTGCCCGACCAGTACAAACGATACATCGAAGCCAACGGCGACAAGATTGTAGACGCATTTAAACGTGGTAAGCTGGCATGGCATTTGGCGAACAATAAAAGTTATTGGCTAAAGTATTTGGACGCAGCACAGCGCAAGCAAATGGGCGTAAAAACAATTTCGCGGCGCGAAGCAATACAAGAGATTGCAAAAGCAAGGCACGCGAAGCGAGATGTGGAAGCTATTAAAAGAAAGGTAGAGCAGCGACAAAAACGACTTGCAACAGAAAGAGCTTATGCACATTATGGCAAGAGCATCATGCGCTATATGGACGGCATAAAAGATGTAGATACATCGGCATTAAAAGTAGCTCTTGACGCAAAAGATTATGCAAATATTTACAAAGAAGCGGAAGCACTTAAGGAGCAGGGCAAAAAGATTTTGTCTCTGTCGCGGCTCGACAACCCTATTCTTGTTGCACGCAACTACTCAATGTCAGAAGCTATTGCCGTCAATAGTGCTGTCGAAGCAAGATTGGCAAGAGAGAGTGCCGAGTTGCTTCCAAGAAAACGATTTCTCGAATCCGAGATTAGATGGGTCGAAGAACATAAAAAATACAACACGTGGAAAGTTGCCCAAGATGCGTATAAGAAAGAACTGCGCATTGTAGAGAAAAAGATTGAAATTAAAGATGTTGCCGACAGTGTTAGTAGCGCACTCGCATACGCTTCTTTATCAAAAAGCAGAAAGATAAAAGAGTTAGCATCCGAGATGAATCGCATATTGACTCAAAAAAATGTCGACTTAGCTTTAGCAAGAAGCAAAGCACAGGAGATTAATAGAAAATATCAGCAGCTCCTAAAAAACAAGACAAAATCACCTAAGGTTTTGAAGGAAACGGCAGTTAATCACGAAACAATAAAAGATTTAAAGAAGCGCCTGGGTACAAAATTCCCAAAAACTCTTGAACATCTTGAAGATGCAATAAGTGAATACGAAAAAAACAGCCGTTTTTATGGCGCTGCGGCAAAAACTCATAAAAATGAGATAGAGATATTAATGCAGCAGGTGTTTAATGAACACGATTTGGGAATGAACATAAAAGATTCTATACTCGAAAAGGTCTTAAACTCAAAATTCATGAACACCTTTGAAACTGGTTCATCTGGAGGTTACTTAGGTTCTACGTCTACAACAGGCAAAATCAGCCCTACACATTCACGTTTAGAGGCTGCTCACAAACTGTTCGGTCTTCCACAACGAGACCTTTTAACACAACAATTAGCGAGAACCGAATATGAAAAATACGGAAACTTGCTCGACCATAACATACTGCGCTCAATGCAGAATAACACAGCAAGAAGCTACGGTAATGTCGAAGTTCGTTTTAAAAAAGACAAGGTTGTAGCAACGTGGACAGCAGGAGATTCTTTAGGTGTTAGATATCAACCGTCTTTGGTTAGCGACCCAAAAGCGTGTTCTTATGACGATTTTTATAATACACCTACGTCAAGTAACATACAAACAGCAAACCTTGTAGAATTTAAAAAGAAGCACATATCAACATATCTCGAGCTACAATATCACGGACAGCTTACTGTTGATTGCATAGAATCCATAACCTATCCATACGATATTTTAGATGGCTCTCACGATAATTTTTTAAAGGTTGCCAAGGAATTTAAAAAGAAAGGCGCATCCATCTATTATATAAAAGGAAACGCCTTGTATAAATTATAAATACACTTCCCTTATAAAGGCTTCAACATTTGGAACCTTTATAAGGTAAGTGTTCATAACATCTGCTAACTCATAAGGATTCCATTTGCCAACATAGGAAGCGACATAAGAAGCGATGTCTTTTTGCGCCGCATTAGCACGAATGTTGCTTGCAAAATTCTCACATGCAGCTTTTTCGGCTATCCACAGCTGACCTTCATTTGTACCTTCGAAGGATTCTGGCATTATCGCCTCGCCCTTATAGAAATGGCAATATTTTAAAATATCTTCTGCTGTCATGTTGATATTCTTTTTAGTTAATAATATGCAAATGTACGCCAAATATTTTGCACGCACAAATATTTGAGCTACCTTTGCACCACATTGTTGTATCTCTAACGAGATATTACGTTAAACTCCTTGCCCACTGCCAAATGTATCTCCGTTGGCAGTGGGCTTTATTTTTAAACAGAGGTTAATCATAAAGCGCATCATCCAAATCGTCGTCGCCAACCAGTCCGTCGGTGCCGGTAGTGATGTCTACCTTGTAGGCTTCTATACTTAGGTTGTAGACGCGACCTTCAAGGCTACCTTCACACGAAACGGCGCTTTTTAAGTTATTTCGAACCTTTACGGTTATCTTTGCTTTGTACAGTCCTTTTTTATCTTCCAGCGTGTAAAGCGTTGCGTCGTCAGGGAAAGCTTCGTCGAAATACTTTTGTATGTAAGCTTTTACATCCTCCTTAGTTGCAAAGATACGAAGAATACCGTGCCGGATATTTATTACATCCTTTTCGTTGTCCTCCATCTGGTCGTAAGACTCGCCAACGACAACGTAGACGGACGATAATGTAGGTATTTCTTGCGTGCAAGCTGGCGACGATGTCGGTGCTTCTTGTGGTTTTCTAACTGTAGCCATACCGTTATTTTCTAAAGTTTATATAAGCACTTGGGTAACGCATCGAGCGATGCTCGGTAACGGCGTACCCTTGTCGGCGAAACGCTCGTACAACGTTTTCCACCGCTTCAAAAGACGATATGTGCCATTTTTCATCAGGCAAACTACCAACCCAATTTCCTGCGCAACAACCTTCGGTTCGCTGTAAAATTTGTACTTCGTTTCTTGTTTCAAGCTTCTCGAGCACCCATGATGCAAGTTCGTTTTCCTGCTGCTCACGGGCATTTGACTTTGGAATTTCTATCATATTATTCTTTGTTTTTGAATTTATAGTTAGAACAATTGTAAGCTTTCATCATAGCCAGCAGGACAGGAAACATAAGTCCATGCTTACATCCTCTACCGTATTTGTCGGCCGCTTCACACGTTTCACAGTTGTAGCGTGTGTTAATATTTAACGCTACCATTTACTCTTCCTTTCCATATTCTTCTACACTGAAATACTTCTCGTGGTCAGTGTTTTCTTTTACCATATTAAGCATACCTCCACTGATGCCGTTGTCAATTACAAGGTCGCAGTGTGCAAACTGGTTGCCCAAAAAATTGTGCGCCACAATAGCTTCGCGCTGCGTCAGCTCATCTTTGTGCCAAGCCGCGCTTATTATCACCGCTGCTTCTCTCGGTATTTGTAATGTGACCACGTTTTTCACTATATTGCCGTTGCAAATAGTTCCAATTTCTACGATTATTGATGCTGTTTTCATTTTGTATATGTTTTGAGTGAATATTTAAATGCGCTTAACGTTTTCGCCCAACGGATTATTATAAAGTCATCATCTTGTACTTAACGTTTGTTCCAACGTGTTTCGTTATTTTAGATAGCTAACACGCTATCCTCACACGACCAAATTAACGACATTGTGAGTACATGTCGGGTTTTTGACCCTCAAGCGGTTCTCCTTCCTCTTAGAGCTGTATCGCCCTCGAATGTTTTTACGGCTTTTCTTTGCTACGGCAATGGTCTTACCTACGTCTTTTGGCGTGTAGTGCTCACGGCTTGTAATTTTGCGTCTTTACCAAGCTTTGACGGAAGTGTTAGCCCTTCCTGCTGCGTTTAGTGTTCGCTTCACCCTTTCCCCTTTCAGTCCTTTCTTTGTTTGCGAGGCAGGAAACGGCTCAAAGGTAATTGATAACCGAAAATCTGTAAGACTGCCTAAGACTAATGATGCCTTTGTTCCGTGCGTAGACTCGAACTACTTGTGCGCCACATCGCAGCACGGATGGTATAAAACCGTTACCTAAGCTTGCCGACCAGGTAGTTGATTTCTGTATCGGAAAGCTCTATTTTTTGTGAGTGCTTGAACTTGATTAACTCGTCAATGCCGATGCGAGATTCTATTATCTGATGAACACGGTCGTGCACACCATCACCTTCATGGAAGGCGAGAATAATGGCGTAGGCAAAATCCAGCGCTTCCTGCTTCGCTTGCTTCTTTTGTTCTTGAAGCTCCTTTTGTAAAACTTCGGCTTTTGCATTGAATTTACAGCCACTCTCGATTGCGAAATCAACGCTAATGTTCTCGCACATCTTGTCAATGTCATCGCCGAACATTTGTGCAAAATACGTATCACCTTTGAGTGACTGTAAAATCTGAATCTCTTTTTCTTTTGTCATTGTTGTATCTCCTTTTATTAAGTTATTAATTTTAACACCACAAAATTAATAAATTATTAATAGACAGCAAAATTATTAATAGAGAATATTTAGTATTTAATGAATTTTAAATACGCTCTTAAAAAATATATAAATTTATAACTATTTATTTGCCACTGCGCACAAAAAAGAGTATATTTGCAAACATATTAACCCTTTGCTTATGGAACAAATCTACGACATGAGCGCAGAAAATGTGCGCCAATTTGCCTATGAGTACCTGCGATGCGGTGTGACGAGCCGAGCTATACAATGTCTTGAACGTTTAAAATGGCTGGGCAAGCTGCGGCAGCAGGAATACTTGCTTCTAAGTACAATATATTCAAACCAATGCAAGTTCGAAGCTGCGATGGAGACTATTAAGAGGTACAATATTATTTACATGTAAAAAATCAATTTATGGGAAAAGGAAGTTTTGGTTGCTTAGCAGCCATTGGTGTAGCCATTATTGTTGTTTTGATTATGGCTGTTATCGGTCAAGAGATGAACAACAGAGAGGCAGAAGAAATCGCCAGCAAGCCGCTGTATGAGAGCACGGAGTACGTAGAAGTTTTGGCTGGGAACATGATAAAAGAAAGGCTTAAAGACCCGGATAGTTATCAATTTATCGAGATGAACGAAGCGCTGTCATCTTCGGAAGGAGAAAAGATGTTTGTCGTTACGTATAGAGCAAAAAACGGTTTCGGTGGGTACGATATAGGGCGAGCGACGTTTACTTGCGATAAAGACAACCTGTATATTGTATCAATAGAGTAACAAAATATAAGGCAGGAATAGCGAGGCGCATCACCTCGCTATTTTTGCATCATCTCCAGCAGCTCCTTTGCAATAGCTTTTATGCCGTCATTTAGAAAGTGTCGTGTAAGATACAGCACATTATAACCCTTATCTTCAACGTGCTTTGCATAAGACATGCCGGCTACGACAATAATAGTGTAACCCTTAGGCGCTACCACGCCGTCTTTAGAAGCGTATTCTTCCAAGATATTATCCACTTGCGACTGACCCCCTTTTACCTTGTCGGGTTCAGGGATGCTGCCTACAACCTTATTAACGAGTTTGCCGTCGCAGAATACTGCAAATGAAATCGAGTTCTTTAGATTCGCTGTGTGGTCTTTGTAGCCTTTATTGTCTTTCGAGAAAGTGACAGCCTTCTCGCCAAGCTCTGCCAACATCATACTTAAAACGTTGTCCACAGCTTGCTTTTTCTCCATAAGCCTCTTTTTCAAAGCTTCAACTCCTTTTATCTGTATGTTAACCTTTGCCATACACACAAAGTTAGCGTGTGAGTTCGTAATCTTAAAGAAAAACAGCACCTGTGCATAAACAAAAAGAAGGACACAACCGAAGCCGTGCCCTCCTCCAAAATATACTAAAACAAAAACTCTCAGATTTTATTTTTTTGCCGAAGCATTGAGTTTAATCGTAAAGTCTGCGATATACGCCCAACGTTCGAGACCTTTGCCATCATACATAGAATAGTCCATTAGCCACCACCTGCATACGCCTGTCTGCGTAGTTCGTCGCACAGCGAGCCGAAAACCGCTGGGCGTTTGCAAAAGACACCACTCTCCTTCTTTAGGTAGTTCTTTCTCTGGGTTATGCCAAATGCTGCGCAGATACTGCTCAATGCCTGCGGTGAAAGATGTGCGCAAGTCTTCGCGCGTAAAAACTTCCTTGCCATCGCTTCCACAGAAAAGGTTGAGTGGATATCCTTGCGCCCACGCTTTACATTTATCTGTCAAACCCTTCCGCGTGAGGGTATCAACTTGCGCCGCTTCCATCTTTTTCATTTTTCGCATTAACGTATTCTTTAAGAACGCAGGCTCCATCACCAAGCAGCATGTATCTCTCCTTCTGCGCGTCAGACATCGCTTCATAGGCGGCGCGGCTTGCTTTCTTGATATTCTCGGGGTTGTACAACGTTGTTGTAAATTTGTCAAAGGTCTGCTTTATCTTTTTGTTTTCAACAATATTTTTTTGATACACAAACCGGTCTTCATGCATTACGAGCTTCAGCATTTCTTCAACCTGTTTTATCGCCAGCTCCGGATAAATAGCCATAAAGCATTTCTTTATATCCAGGTGACGCAGGTATTGTATACGGTTAAAAATGTGGTCAAACGTGCTTACAGACATGCACACAAGATTTTGTAACACCACAACCGTAGCGCACAACCCTGCGCGAGGAACGTCAAGGTTTTGCAATTTCTCCGCTATTTGGTCGCGCAGCTTCTCGAGTATCGGTATCGTAATATCGTAGAGCTGGTTGGCGTACTCGTTGCAATAACCAGGCTCTGAATTTTCTTCCACAATCTTAATCGTTTTGCGAAGCGACTTTTGTGTTTCTTTAAAAATCTTTTTAAGCTCAAATCGAAACAAACCCTTCTTTTGCAAATAGCTTTCCATGTATATAAGCCAGTTGTCCGCTATCAGATATTCTGTATATGAGAACTGGAAAACGGACACTTTTCCCAAGTTAAGCGTTTCTTGAACATACTCTGCGTCTACGCTCTGGTCGGCGAACACACGATGATGATTGCCGAAAGCTTCTATGTTAAAACATTTGATTTGACTTTCCATGTTGCTTTGTTGTATTTATAAGATATTGACGATACTCACTGACTGCTTTTGTGAAATAGGGCGACAGATCCAGTCGGTTCACATATTCTTCTATGGAATTTATGTTCGCACTATTGTCGCCTCGCTCCCAACCGTTATCTGTAAGCACCCAGCAGGCGGTTGTGAAAGTATCAGATTGCACATTGTTGACCGTGTTGTAGTTTACACGCTTTTCGATTACGATGTTCATCTTTCTGTCATTTGACATAAATTCAAAACCGTTAAGCGTTTTAACAGCGAAGCTTGTATCTCCATTGCTTCTGATAAAAAAATCTTTATTACACATTGCGTATCTACGTTACTGTCATTTTATTTCTATTACTTTTAGCCACCGCTCAATAGCGAGCCTTGCCTGCTCAAAAGAGCGACAGACAATATACTCAAAACCAAGCTTGCTAACTTTGTTCTGAAAATCCTTTTGCTTGTCCGACTGCTGCCCTTTAGTTGTTTTCATTTCCAGAAATAGCACGTTGCGCCGCGCTATTACAACAAGGTCTGCGAAGCCTGCGAGTACGCCCTCGCGCTGCATGATAGCTGCTTCTCTTGCGTTGCGAAAGCCTCCGTTAGGCACGGCGGCGATAATATATTTAGGATATTGTAAGCGAAACCACTGAACAACTGCCTGTTGAATTTTAGATTCTTCATGTCGTGGCTTGTGTTTCGTAGGCAGTTGCCGTTTTAAGAAATCATCAAATTTCATCTTTAGTGCGCTGATTCTTTGCTTGAAGTTACACACTGGAACCATTGTCTCCATTCTTCTTCTGTTTTCATCCAACGAAGACAAGGACGTTCTTTAGGCATAGTTAAAGCACTTATCAAACCAAGCATTTCGTCATACGACAGTTTGTCGCTATATCTATCACCTTGACGAACAGTAAAGCAGTTATTAATGTCTTTATCTGTTTCTATAATGATTTTTTCCATATATTACTTCCATTCTGTATTGTTATTGTTTTCTATCTTACGATAATAAATCTTACAACGTTTATTCTCGTAAATACCATCATTTTTAGCAAGAGCGTTCCACAAAGCATTGAGCGTCACGCCGATTCTTTTTCCCTGTGCAACAACAAGTTCGGGACAAGTGTTGTACACATAGTCTGTTTTTTTGTTTTTAAACTCGAGCACAACAACGCGCTTGCGAGGATACACTATTTTTCCTTTCATCCCTTAACCTCCTTTTCTATCTGCTGTTGGGACTCACTGATAAGCAAATCAACTATTTTATTGAGCACTTCGCGGTTACAAACGACGTGCGTACCATTTGTCGCACTAAGCTCCATGCGATACACAACCTCTTCGTTTCGCAGTTTTCGATATTGCTCGTTTAATTCTTTCAGTTGCTTTATAGACATTTTCTTATTTTTTTATGCAGGTACTACCCAATCAGCAGCACCTGCTATTATTACTACTTTAATATTACAAGGTCAGCAACATGAGTGCCGGCTGGAAGCACAAGGCTATCCATGCGTGTTCCGTACTGCGTCTGCCTTACGATGCTAACATCCTCGTTGATGTTAATAACAACATATATATCTGTGTGAGCTCCAACGGACATTGAAACGACGCTGGCTGTTTCAAGACGCTTTCCATCTTCAACAAGCAAACCATTAACCGCATTGTCCTGCGTTGAAACAACCATCGCTACCGTGTTATCTTTAACATACTCCGTTGTCGGCACCAGTACCTTGCCTTTGTGTAGCACAACATCTTCGTTTGATATAAGCGGAATAACTACAGCCCTCAAACGGCTGTCTACGTTTACGTTCTCTGTATCGTGCGGCGTGTCAAGTATTGGCATCTCCGCAGACTGTTCTATTTTCTTTGGTCTTCCCATACGTTTATCTTTATTTATTTTTTAAAATGGTAAATCATCAACACTACTAACGCCCACCATCGGTGCATTGCACGCATCGGCTGCGTTGTTCGATACACTCTCAAAAGCCTTCATTCCACCAAGAATAGGCATTGCATCAAGTTCCTCTTTACTCATTTTTTCGCGCACCTCCTTCGCTAACGACTGCTTTACAAGGTGCGTCTGGTCGTACTTTGGCTCGCGCAGCGCAAACGCGCTCAAATCCAAATAAACAGCCTTTGGTGTTCCATCTGCGTTCGCACTTACGAATAAATTGTTATCTTCGATAGGAATAACAAGACATTTCTTTGTCGCAGTGCTTCCTTTAAGGCTTGCAACGCCTGCGTTTTTATACTTCAAGGCGTTAAGTTTAATACCAAAATTTTCTTTTTCCATGTTGTGTGTATTTTATTTTTTCAGTTCTCTTATAAGCGCGTCAGCGTATCTTACAGCTTCCTTGGCGCAAGAATCGAGGTCTTGATACTCAAACATCGCATCATTCTTCTCCCGTGCGTCAAACCCTTCATCCGTATAAAGAGCGCAAAGCATATCTTTTGCAATCTCATACCTGCGCTGTTCCCAGTCTACATTTGCATGGATATCCACCGCAAGTTGATATCCACCATTCGCGGCTTTTGATTCACATTCCTTGCACTTTAATTTGTAAGGCTCTGAAAAAGCAGTGACAGGCAAGGTTCTGCCACACATTTCACAAAATTTCTTTATCATATCTCCGTGTTTTAAAAATAGCCTTCGGAATAGGGAATCGAACCCTTATCTGCGCCGTGCTTAAGGTTGCATACACGACTACTCATAATCTAACAACTAATAACTTATTATGGCGAAAGCTCGCAACCTACCGACCCAATGCCGGACAAATTATTCCGAAGATAAAAGCCCCACCGCCGTAGGGCTGTCCTAAAAATGAATCCTATTAAATCTTAAACCGTGCGTCTCACGACGCTGTGAAACAAACTGCTCTATATTTATAATACACGAGTGTTTAAGAAGTCAACCATTGCCAAGTTCTGCGAAAGAATCATCGGTTGGTCAAGCGTCGCGGACTTATACATGTCCGTTGCTGCGTTGTAGAAATCCCAAGCCGTGACCTTCCCTTTGTGGTTGTACGCAAGCATCATCTTCTCCGTGATGCGACCGATTTGTGCTTGATTCAGCGGTATTGTAGCACCGTTCCGTATTTCCTTGTGTTTTGTCTCGGAAGCGACACGCAAGGCTGTAAGCATTCCTATGATTGTAAACATCTCCTGCGCACTTATCTCGCGACGCTTCATCTTCTCGATTTTTTCGTCGTCCTCGGCGGTGATATTGCGCAGGTTGTCAAGCCAAATGCTAACCTTTTCGAGCAGCTCACTCAAGCCAACGCCCATCGTGCTGCCGTCTTTATATGTAGCAGCGTACTGCTCCCGATTCAACATTGTTTGGTTGTGACAGATAACAACGTTTCTTCCAATGCCGACCTGTAAACCTTTTTGGTGGAACGAGATAGCGAGGTTTGTTGTTATAGCTTCGTCACCTTCGCCTTTGTCAAGGTCGTAAAGACGAATGTTGCAATACACGCGGCGCAGGATGTGCGCTTCAATGGCACGTTCACCGAATTTTTCCTCTTTTTGTGGAAGTCGGCTTACACCTGGTGCTCTACGGTCTTTGTTGTTAGCTGCGAACAAATCCCATATTTCAGCACGATAGCCACGCTCGGCACACATCTCTTGTATCTGCTGTATGAGCTGGAAATGATAGATGCCCATGAGCGGATCGCCGTTGTAGTCGTTTTCCTTTTCCGTGCGTGCGAGCTGTTCAAGTGTCAGTGTCTGAACCTTGCTTATGTCGAAATCGAGGAACTGGCGGTCATTACCGCTTGCAACTTCGAGTTCTGTTGCTGGTTCAGCGACCATGTTGTTAGATGCTGCTACATTCATTGTTGAATACATTGTTGTTTCCATTTTACTTTGTTGTTACGTTAAACTTGTTTCTATAATTAGAGAGTCTCCACGTTTTCCACGTGCAAAAACTCCTCATCCACCTGCGTGTACATCGGGAGCATTGTTTTGCCATACAGCCATTTCGGCATGACACATTCGTTTAAATCTTCCGACTCGCTGCTTGGGCTTACGATTATCTTATTTTCAGGAACCCAAACTTTCTGATTTTGCTGCTCTCCGAAAGAGAACATCTGCGCTTTGGGTGTCTTGACATCCATCATTGCCTTAGGGCAACGAAAGCGCACCATTGTTGTCGTTATCTCCATTGTTGTTACTTTATATTGTGTGTTAATAAAATATCCACATTGCAATATAAGCTACGGTAAGACATACCCCCATGCTTAACGCCCAATACTTACACTCGTTTATTTCTTCTTCATCCCAATTGCGTGGGTCCATATAGTCCTTCATATTCTTTTTGTTTTGTGGCGAGGCTTTACACCTCGCCTTGTTTCTTTGTTAAAGGGTATATCTGCCAATCTTTTTGCCGTCGACATAATCCTCTTGCCAAACCTCGTTGTAGTCCGAAGTGTCGTCAGCAAAGTAGCAGCAGACAGACACCATTGCAAGACCTGCGTCGAGGCGTTCTGTTTCGTAAAATCTACCGGCACTGTGCTTGTCAATGTTTTTAGACTGTGCTTTAGCAATCTTACAAGCTTCCTTGTAGTTGTCAGCTCCAATAAAACCAACTGATTCATAATCGTCGGCTGTATCGCCTTTTACATGTTGTTTCAGTGCTACCTCGTAGAGAGGTTTGACTGTGTCGCCTTTCCAATTTTTCATTGTTGTATCTCCTATTTTAATTTGTTATTAATTTCAACACCACAAAATTAATAAATTATTAATAGATAGCAAAATTATTAATAATAAAAATTTAGTATTTAATATCTTTTAATACTCAATACTAAATACTACATTAATAATTTATTAATTTTGTGGCGCAATTAAGGGTTAGCGTAATAAATTTCCCACTCTAAAAAGAACAGGGTTAAATATATCAGACCTCCTTTCGTCACTATTACGCACTCTTGTAAAAAATCGGCGATTGGAGGTTTTTTATTTGAATACAATATGATAAAGAACATACGATACAGCATTGTTGATGGTCTTTTCAAGGATAAAGCATCCCTGAAAGCCATTGCCTTGCTGTTGTTTTTTTATCATAGAAGCGGAAAGAATGTTCTCAAGGACTGGTCAGCAAACAAGCTGGCTAATGTAACGGGCGTACATGCATACACTATTAAAAAGCGCATCGCTACGCTTGTAGATTTGGGTTATGCTAAAGTAGACGGCAGCTCGCTTGTCTTTCTTTCCGTTGTATCAAAGCACAAGAATAGAAATATTAATATATCAGATATATGCTACGACACAATTAAAGATGTAGAAAAATCCCTATACGCAATTCTTTTGTGCATCGTTCAATCTCGAAAGGACTTCTGTAAACGTACCATTCTACAAGCTCGCACAGCCAAGAAATTTGATGTTATCAAAAAGGCTCGCGCACTTAAAAGGAAGTATGGCTACGGAGATACTTATACCGAGAACGGACTTTCGTACAAAAGAATTGCGCAAAAATTAGGTGTTTCGCTGAAAACGGCGTTCGATTATGTTAAATATGCGGTTGTTAAGAAATTTATTGCGGCGCAAAATCATTTTCACTCCACCTTTATGCCTAAAGTGGAAGGATATCCTGTACCCTGCTTTACCTTCACAACTAACAACTACGCTTACAACGTAACAGCTAACACATATACAATTATAAGTAAATTATTTAATTTAAAAAATCGAGCCACAGCCGTGCTTTAATGCATGGTATATATAGATTATAAAAAATATAGGCTTATGAAAAATTCCACAAAGCTTGAAAAAATAAAGAAATTCCTCGACGAAAACGGCATTGCATACAAATGCCGCAACAAGCATCGAAATGGTCACTGCGACTTGTTTGTAATTGCTGCGAAGGTGTCCGTGAAGATAGAAGGAGTAGACGACGATATATTTTATCGCAGACACAGGAAAGGCTACCACCCTGTCTTCGTACGCTCCTCCGACACGCCTAAGTTCGCAATAGAAAAGGTCGCGAACACAATACGCAAATCAATGATTAACCAGCAGACACACTTAATGAAACGGCACTATGTGTAGACGAAGATATTGTGGAGAGTGTCCGATGTTTAGATACGAAGACACTGACGGCATCGGGGAGTGCTTTGTATGCAAAGAGTTAAGGACTTGCGGACAAAAGTGCAAGATAACTCGTGACAATATAACAGAAAAGCAGGTGCTACGCATATTGCACTACGAGCAAAAATGGCGCAGGGGAGCGAAATCGAAAATGCTCTCGCCTGTGCTGATTGGTGTGGCGATAGATGGTGCGATGCGTTTCATCCGCAAAACGAATAAAAACAAGTCTTGATATGAAAGCTTCAAAAGCTTTAGTGCGTAGAATAAGGCAAGACCTTATATCCAAGACAAGCGATGCGGAAAAGGCAGCGATACGCAACTGCGAGCGACTTGGGCATACAGTAGTACGGCAGCAGCCTATATTGACGGGACGGAAAATGTATTTTGCCGACATATATTTACCGGATTTGAAAACGATAGTTGAAATAGATGGTGGCTACCATTACACACAAAACCAAAGGCGCAAAGACAACAACCGCTCCGCAGGAATTTGGCGCATGGGTTATCACGTTGTAAGATTGAGCAACCACGACGCGCGTGATATAAACAAAGTAAAAGCAAAAATAGAACTTATAAAAAGGAGATACAGAAAATGATTTAAATGTATGAAAAGACACGCATACAGAAACAAAGCACCCTACTCCACCCTGCATCCCGACGCAAGACATTGGACTCGCAAGGGCAGTTCGTGGAAACAGAAAGTTGGCTACGACACGGAAGACGAGGCGTGGGAGTTTCTTGAGCAGAACCCGAAGCTGAAAGCGATGGGCGAACGTCCGTATTTTTGCGAACTGTGCTCTAAGTGGCATATAGGCAAACGAACAAGAAGCAAGAACAAAGTGTTTTAAAATGATGGTTTAAATGAAGAAAAAAAATAAAAATAGACGAATACTCTATGGGTATCATAATTTGCGCGAGTTATCGGAAAGAGCTTTGCGAAATCTTGATGGAGCGATGGACAATGCCCAGGATGTTGCCGTAATGCGCTATGTGTTGTTGCAGTTCGTTAATTGGTTCAAGACGGACTTTAAGGAACTGCCACTATTCAGTAAGGACCCCTTTACGGATGATGCCTGCAACGGCTTCGCGCGGCTAATCGCCAAATATATGGTAGATATTACGAAAGATAAAAACAAAGGGAAGATATGACCCACATCTACATTTCCGTGCATCCCGTTAGCCATCGACTCGAATGGCGAGGATGGGGGGATGGTTCCTCGCCCGCCCTTCGAGCCACCGACTACAAATGCCCACACTGCATAATGATTGTATATGACTGACCCTCACTACAAGCGCGGCACTATCCGCAAGGATGGCAAGCTGTATGGCCGCTACCCCGACGGCTCGCTCTATCGCATCTACTCCACCACCGACCGACCGTTTCTTCAGTTGGTGAACCGAGATGGCGAGACGTTCCTACGCATACGCCAAGCCACCGAGTTGGGCTATACCGATTGTCCTTGTCCTGGAGTCGCCGACCTTAGCTATCCGTCCTCGGCTCTGAGGCGCAGTCGCACAGTCGGGAGGGGTAAGCTCGTAAACGCACTGACCGCTGCAAGTAGCGGAATCTGCGTGTTTGTTGAATTATAAATAAAAGGAGAAATGAATTATGAGTTACAATACAACGAAGATAACCGTATTTAACGACGAAAAGGATTGGTATTATGAATTTTGACTTCTACCAATATCCTCGTGGTGAGAACAGGGGAGGTAGGCTAAACACTACGATTTGTCCGACCATCACTATATGTTCATGGTCGTGCAATTGTTTTCTGATTGAAGAATATGACTAACATTAAACCCTTAAACACCGACCGCAGCCATTGCGCCCCAACCGTCCTTGCCGAATATTTCAAGTTCGGTTCACGCACACTTCTGCTGGGCGATCATGGCACAACAGGAGGGCGATTTTGATAGAATATGAATGAAATAAAGATAGACTACCACATCCCTTCCGTAGAAGGAATCTACTGGAATGCGTCGCCCGATTTCAAAAGGCTTCCGTTGGGAGGATTAAGCCGATGTATCAAGGCTGATAATCATGCTCCAGGAATTTTAATAGAATATGACTAACATCAAACCCTTAAATGTCTGTGTGGGAGGAATAGCAGTAACACTGAATACCCGATACGAGCGACTTTGCATTGAGCATTTGATGTCACTCGCCCACTTTCCGAGGACAGGCGTAATGATTGAATACAAATAACAGCAACAATATGATCACAAAACTCAACTTCACCGACCGCACCATCAAGAGTTATGCCATCCGCAAGCTCACACCCAAGGAGTGTTTTCGTCTGATGGGCGTTCGCGACAATGTAATCAGTACGATGCAGAGCAGCAATGCCCAGACAGCCGAGCGAGTGCCCAACTGGAGAGGTAAGGGTAAAGCGGAGGACATGGCTATATCAGCGTCACAGCAGTACAAACAAGCTGGAAACAGTATTTGTATAGATGTGTTAGCCTATCTATATCAAAACCTTTTCTACCCCGCACCACCCAAGCCACGCCAAGGCGAACAGCTCTCGCTCTTCGACGACCTCGAAGACACGTTGCCCGCTTTGCCGCCCGCCGCAGCCAACGCTAATAAGGAAAAGATTTTCCTTACCACATTCTCCGGCTATGACTCGCAGCTCATGGCAGCCGACTTGCTAAAGTCTTGGCGCCCCGATTTTCATTGGACGTGCGTCGGATGGAGCGACATCGACAAATATGCTTGTCAGATGCACGACCTCGTATTTCCTCAGTTTGCTGACTGCGCCTTGGGCGACATCACCAAGATTGACTGGCCCAAAGTAAAACGCTCACTCGAAGGTCGCGAAGTGGACCTCTTCACCTATTCCTCGCCCTGTCAAGACATCAGTCAGGCTGGCAAGCAGATGGGCTTGCAGGAGGGCAGCGACACCCGAAGCGCCCTGCTTTGGCGTGTTGCAGATGCCGTGGAGGTGCTTCGCCCGAAGTATCTCTTGCAGGAGAACGTGGCGGCACTGGTAAGCCAGAAGTTCATGCCCGACTTCCAGAAGTGGCTCGACAAGCTCTCGTCACTCGGCTACGTTAGCAAGTGGAGTCGACTGAATGCTAAGAATTATGGTGTGCCGCAAAATCGCGATCGAGTATTTTGTCTTTCAATGCGCAAAGACGTAGCCTTCGACTATCAGTTCCCCGAACCATTCGAGCTGAAAACTCGACTGGAAGACGTGCTGGAAGAAGAAGTGTCCGACCGCTATTTCCTCAAGGACGATGCCGTGAGCAAGTTCCTCAAGGCAAACGATTCGGACAACGCCCTATTCCTTCAGTTTGATTTGCCACCAACACACGAGGCGGCAATGTTCTTGAAAACGTGGCTTACGTTGTGGATGCAAGCAGCCGATGGTTGGAAAATGACATCTACAAGTCTCCAGCTCGCCCTTTATTCGGCAAAGCAGAAGATGGAGTTGTCTTATTTCGTGTTCACGGATAAGGGAGTGGCTGCGTTAGGCGATGAGTTTCAACGGTTGTTCAAGGAGAATATGGAGAGGAAGAAGAATGGAGTGTAAGCTGACCCACGTCGCGCCTCCATTCCGTCTGAATGGGGGTAACAGACAAATGGTGAATGTGACCGACGAATGTTGTGCGGCAACCATAACCACACGTTACGAGGCTATCGGACCGACCAACATCCTCACGCTCGCCCACTATCCAATGACAGTAGTATTGTATGAGTTTGAATAAAATAACCATCAATGTAGCAAATGGGGGAGGTAAACTTAGACTCGCCCACACAATAAAAGCCAACTATTATAAAATGGGAGTACGCAATTTCCTTTTTACCAAAGATGATGGTTTTGACGCTACAGGAGTAATATTTGAATATGCTTAACAAGAACGCTCGCTTAGAATTAATGTACCAACGTGGTTTCCGCCCCTCTCATGCCGTATGGATAGACACCTACAACAAGCAATTCGGGATGGGTATCATCCACACCATTCAAGCCGGAGTGAGCAGCCGTAATCACTATTATGTAGCAGTAGAATTATGAACAACCCTTGCCCCATCGTCCTCGGCTCCTACAGCCCCTCGCAGAACGGCATCATTGTGTCACCACACGGCATAGCTCTGTGTATTGCTGGAGGGGGTAAGGGTCACGACGTGGATAAACCGAAAATATTGATAGAGTATGATTGAACGTTCCGTCCTCGTCCACTACCGCACCGAGGAAGCAAAAGCCTTCCGCCGTGAGCATGGCGACCGGGGAGGGTGTAAATACGGCGATAAGTATCACCGCCCCAGTCCGTTGCCGTGGTGCAATTCGATAACAACAGTAACAAAAGACAACCTATTATGCTACGTTTTCGCATAGCAGCCTTCCGAGGCCGTGACCCCGATAATCCGTCCGACCGCAAGCATCCCTCCAACGGACGCTTCTGTCAGCGAATGGAGATAAACGTTGGAGGTACAACCAACACCCTCACCTCAGTAGGCAAAGACAATATGGTATTGATAACGTATGATTAACCAAATTCCTTTTGTGCAACGCACATCGCAACTCTGCCCACGTCGGGGATACTCCACCGCCCTATCTGCACGCTACGACGGATGGGCAGGACTATACGACGAGCACGGACAGCACACCATTGTATTGATAGAATATGATTAGATTGCAAATCTTAAATTCCCCCTCCCCAAAAGTATGCGCCACCATTCTTACGCATTACCACAAGGAGGGAGCAGGTAATATCATACAAGGTACAAGTTCGCTCGTCAAAGCACCAGCAGTATTGATAGAATATGAATAACAGAAAAAGTAAAATCCGTATGGTATGGCGTGACGACGACTCTATTCGCTTTTACCAAGTAACTCCCGACAAGCGAAGGGCTGCGGCATTAATGAGCATGTTGTATAATTAAACAGAACCTCATAAAACATAGAGACTATGGAAAAAGAAACAAACAAACGCATGGAGGCACTTGCCTGTATTATTGGCGACCTGAAGGCAGAGAACATGATGATGACAGAGCGCGTGCATCAGCTCATGAACGACTACAACGAAGTTGTTCGCCAGTTGGACGGACGGGAGAAGCGCAAGGACGAAGATCCGACAAAGCAGACACTTGGCGAAATGATGCGGATGCGCGACCATTGCGACAAACTGGAAAAAGATAACAAGACTCTTACGAACGAGTATAAAAACTTGGAGCTGATGTATGATGAACTAAACGGAAAATCCAATGCGCTCGAAAGCACCTATAAGGTTTTGCGAAAGCAAAGAGACGAGCAAGAGGAGCTTATAAACCGCTTTAATCAAGCCGAGTTCGTTGAAATGGGACAGGAATGTCCGTACAACTATAAAATTCGCCAAAAGACCAAGCGAGAGGTTGGTGATGGCGAGTGTTGCGCCTGTCATCATTTGATGAAAGCGGATGTGTTCGGCAAGAAATGCGTGTTATGTGCTTATCTCTACGACAACAAAAAGGAATATGACGCACACGAAAAGACAGCAAGTGCTGAATAGCTCCACACACACCATCGTAGTCGGCATAATGCAGACACCACCCTACACTCACATGTTTGAGAGTATTCGTCGTGTATATTCTGCCAAAGGATTAAGTCCTACTTGTCTCACACACAGTGGGGGTAATCAAGAGATTAAGGTGTTGGTGGAGCTGTAAAGCACGTCTAAAAACATGCTGCGTGGAGTACCTTGGCGTTAAGAGTGTCTGCATTCCAGCTGGCACGAAGATTGCGCAGATACGCATTGTGGAAATACCGAACACGGAACTTGTGAGCGGTGTCATCAAAAAAGAGGAAAATGATGACAAGAAGCGTGGCGACAACGGATTTAATTCATCGGGAGTAAAATAATATAACATAAATAAGCCGTACAAGGGCGGCTTGCAGGTGCGAATCCTGCTATTGATTTTACTTGTTTTTGTTACAAAAGGCTGTGTTTCGATTTTATCGTAGGCTCGCAAATTAAGAGTGGTATTTCTTTTTTATGAAAACTTTTTCAATCAACCATGTACTTAATCACTGGGGAGCTTGCATGGCTTTAATGCGTGTTGTAGTCGTGAGGATTATGACGCGCATTTTTTGTATCCGAAAGCTTAAAACTAAAAAATATATTAAATATTAAAGATTTTCTATTATTTATTTTGTCGTTCACTAATAAATTATTAACTTTGTGACGTTAAAATTAATAGATAATTAAAAATAGGAGATACAACAATGACAACAGAAGTTTTAAACAAAGAAATTGTAAACTACATCATTAGCGACATTGAGCTGACTCTTCAACGTTTGGGCATCAATGTACAGCTGTCAATCGAACAGTGCGAGGACTACAAGCATGAGAAGTTTGACAAATTAATTAGCACAAGCTTTCAAACGGTGCCTATGCTTTTTAAGGAAATACATATCGAAGGCGACATTAACGTAATGACAAAAGCAACAGAAGAAGATTATTGCAAGGTAATAATCAACCTCGGTGTAAGTTATGCATATTTCGATGGAGGAACAAACGGACACGAACTTGGTAGGGTTATGTATGTCGTAGACAAATCTTACAAAGGCATCGACACGAAGCATATAAATATGTATGTAGACAAGGTAAAAACTCTTGCTATCTAAAAACACAGCGGAGCGCAACAGTTCCGCTATGACACAACAACGTAATATAGGAGATACAACAATGAACACTATTAGAACTTTTATCCCATCAGACAGCGTTGCAAGCTTCAAAAAGTTTGCAAACAAGACAAAGAAGAACGTAGAAGGCTTTTCTTACACCATTGGCGAGCCTTACATGAAGGTGTTTTTACACCCAGTTATAGAGGAGGGTGGTATGCGAGGCAGGGCGGTGAAAGCTTTTCACGAAGTGTGCGACCTCACAATCAATATGCCCGAAGAAAACAACTGGAAGCTTGTATGTACTTTTAAAGACGGCTCTTTCACGCCCGTCGACTCGTCCAAAGAGCTTGTGTTTAAAATTCCTGCCCACGGACACGATTACGACAAGTGCGACGTTTGCGGACATTGGTGCAAAAATTCTTACGTGATAGAAAACATTGTAACAGGTGATGAATTACAAGTAGGTTGTGAGTGTGTAAAGAAGTTCGGCATCAAGAGTTTTGACTATCTCTCAAAGTTTACGAGCGAGTTGCATAAGCTATACGATTACAGCCGGTCTTGTTCAACAGACGAGGATGGCGATGAGTTAAAAATGTGGGGCGGCAACCCGAACGCTATCTACAAAAATGCTTTCAAGAAGGCTGATTTGATAATGTCAGCGAAGGCGGTATATAACAAGTGTCCAATTTATAAAAAGGCTTACCGTCAGGGCAACACACACTACCCTTCACCGACGCTCGTCGACATTGAAGCAACACTTTGCGAAGAGAACTTCGGCAGCAACAGCGAATATGTTGAAAAGGTGTGCGCATACGCATTGAGCAAGTCGGGTGACGGCGAGTTTGCTGAAAAGACACATAGACTTGCAAGCGACTATTACGCCTATTTAGACGAGTCGGTTTATGCTTTCTTTATGGTTAAAAACTACGAAGATAGCTTGAAGGTAAACACCAAACTTGAAGCAGGAACAGCAGTTAAGGTTGACGGCAAGGTAATACAGACACGCACTGAGGAGTCTTTCTATGGTGTTATGACAATAAATACAATACTTACCGACAACGGCACGGAGTGCGAGCGAGCAGGTGTTATCCCGACAACAGAAATAGACGGCGTAAAACGCACGTCTTTCTACTCCTCGATAAAAGGAATGTACCGTGGAAGGGTATGTCTTGAAAGAGCTACGAAGAACCCGAAAAAAGGCGTTGTTTATACAGCTTTATAATTGTTTACACGGGGATAGATGTTATTTACCCCCCCCGATTACATAAATCATTAACTTTGTAAAATAAAAAACAAAAGATTATGGCAAAAGGTGGAGGACCAACAAGAACGGTTAACAGTTCTAACGCAAGTGCGAGCAGAACAAGCGACAGCTCTAAAATAAAAAAAGAAGCAGAAAAAATTGTCAGGGGAAGCGGACACAAAAGCATACGCAAAGTTAACAACAAAGAAAAGCGTACGCCTACAGCTTTAACGCAGAACATTGAACAGATTAACAAAAATCTTAAGGTATATGATAAAACGCGATTAAGCGAAAAAATCAAAATGACCAGTCGTGCTTCAAGCATTCTTAACAATGCACCTGTTAGCACAATTATTTCTACAAAGGACGCAGAAGGCTATGAGGTTCAATACAAAAAAGTATATGACAATGAAAAGAATAATTGGCTAAGTAGCGAAGACGAAAGGGTGCACAGTGCGAGCGATGTTGCTGCGACGATTATGAAATTCAGCAAAACAATTAAGCTTGACAACAAATCAAAATGGTTTGATAATTTTTAAAAACGAAAGCTTCGCTGCCGTAAACTTATAAGCTGCGGCGGCACGCATTAAATAATATTATTAATTCATTTAATTTACCCGGCAAACATTAATAAAGACATTAAATTTCCATATAATTTGGAAAATAACCGAGAAAATATTTTGTGCTTCACAGAAGAAAATATAATTTTGTGGCGTTCACAGATGATAGTAGGCTATCCCGATAAGAGCAACGGTTATTGCTCATTCGTCTGAATGGGCATATTTTATGCCCATCAAGACTGTAATATACACGGCCGCCTATACGTAAGATAAAACGAAGCTCTTTCGGAGTGGACTACCATCTGTGAACAGCGTATATGGCGACCGCTTTTTGTTCGCCTGTATCTTCTAAAAGTTCACAGATGGAAGAAATTAAAATTATCAGTAAATCAACATTCCTTGATAAGGAAATTGATGTATGGGGGTCGATTGATAATCCATTATTTCGAGCCAATGATGTACAGAGTTGGCTTGGTTTAAAAAATGTGTCACGTGCTGTTGCCAATGTTGACGAGGATGAACGACTTAATTTAAAGTTAAGTCGTGGTGGCAGTATGTGGTTCTTAACAGAGGAAGGAGTCTATGAATTGCTTATGCAATCACGCAAACCAATCGCCAAGCAGTTCAAGAAAGGCGTAAAGAAAATCCTTCATGAAATCCGCACCAAAGGAGGTTACCTTGCCACAACGCAGAATGACACTCCTGCTACAATTTTAGCACGTGCAATGAAAGTTGCTGATGAGGTTATTGCCGAGCACGAACAGCGCATCAAAGAGCTTGAAGAACAAGGTCGGCGGCAGGAAATCGCTATCGAACAAAAGGACGCACAAATTGATGCGCAAGACAAGCAGATTAAAATCGCAGCACCTAAAGCAGACTACTACGACAAAACACTTGCGTCTACAAGTTGCATGACAACAACACAGGTGGCTGACGATTTGCATATAACCGCTCATACTCTCAATCGCAAACTGCAAGAAATAGGTATAATCTACTCGCAGTCAGGTCAGTGGCATCTAAAGATGCCGTACAAGAAATGGAACCTGGCAGGCACACGCACCTACAACTACCAATCAAGCAACGGCGAGGTGGTAACGAAAGTAACCCTCGTATGGAATCAGCGAGGCAAACGTTTCATTCTCGCGCTTTACAATAACAATTTTGATGTAAAGCGAGCTATCGCAGAGATAAAAGGTGACATATCAAACAAGTAACACAACCAAAAAAACAGAGTAGATTATGAACAACAATAAATCAAACGAAAACAAAACAACCTACAAGGTAAGCAAAACCACAGCCGATATGCTCAATATCCTACGCGAGTTTGTAAGTTGGCAGGATAAGGCTATAAGCCTGTTTGAAGGCAGAGAACAGGGTGACGAAGTTATAGAAGCAACGGTCGCGACATTTGACAGTATAAGAGGAGCTATCGCCGCCAACGTTGAACAGAACCTTTGCAACTTGCAGAGTGGCAGGATTTAAATCAATACAAACATTAAGCACGGAGTACATCGCATTAAGTTACGGTGTGCTCCGTTTTATTTTGCTTGTAATGCATCATTTTCGCAGCCTGTATAAAGTTATAAGCGCTCACAAAAACAACCCAGCAAACCAAAGAAAAACGCCCGAAAATAAAATTGTTTACACAGCCTTTTTAAAATTCTTTACACACATTCATTTATAAAGTAATTTTGTGTTAGATAAAATTTTCCATTAACGTAAACAGAATAAAGTATGACAATTAAAGAGAAAGTGCTTGCTTCTTGCAAAACGTCGTTCGCGAAGTACGGTTTGAAGAAGGATGAACTTGCAAAGCTGGTAGACCAGATTGTCGCAGGTCGTGGTTTAACAGATGAGTCAACAGACGAGAATGTTACTGAAGCTATTACAGCCGTGGAGCCGTATGTTGGTATGATGCAAGCGGCGTTCAATAGAGCCGTGAGCGAAACAACGAAGAAGTACGAAGGCTGGGTAGACCCAAAGGCTACTCCGACACCTCCGACAAAAACACCAGCTCCTCCAGTTCCGCCAACAACAGAAGCTCCGCTTACAGCCGAAGCTGTAGCAAAGATGATTGCCGAGGTAAAGAACGACCAGCAGAAGGCTGTAAACGAGGCTGTCGCAGCCGCTCTCGCTCCGTACAAAGAGCGCGAGGAACGCGCAAGACTCGCAGCGTTGCTGCAAAGTAATGAGAAGCTAAAGAACGTGCCCGAAGTATTCCGTTCGCGCTATCAACTCGACAAAGAGGAAAACCTCGACAGTGTTGTGGAGCAGATTAACAATGATTTCACAACAATGAAACAAGCGCTTGTCGCAGACGGAACATTTGTTTCTGCACCGACAACAAGTACTCCACAGTCTGAGCAGGATGATTTTATCAAGCGCATGGAAGGCTTCGTGCAGCGTAACACTCCCAAGCCCGAGGGCGCATCATAATCTCAACATATAAAACAACTAAAATTCTCAATTATGGCTTATAAAGGAATGTTTTTCAAGAAGGTAAAGCCGACAAGTATCAAGGAGGCTTCTTGGTGGGAGGAAATGTGTGTCCGCAGACAGGGCGGTTATGACCTCGACCAGAGCAATCTTCCTGCTGGCTTGAAATGGCTTCCTAAGGGCGCTGTTGTAAAGCTTGGCACTGGAGGCAAGGCAGTTGTTGTCAAGTCAGCAAAGGTAGCGGAAAGGGCAGCAAGCGCGGCTAAGACAGTCAAGCTCTCAGCAGGCTCTCTTTACAAGGAAGGCGACACAATCGGCGGCAAGAAGATTGCTTCTATTGTAAGAGCTGAAAGTGGCGACACGGTAACTCTTACAGCTGGACTTGATGCAGAGCTCGCAGAGGGCGCTGTTGTTACTGACTACGACAAGAGCAAGGATATTCTTCTCGGCTTCGCATACGCGACAAAGGAGCTTGACCCCGATGCTGCGCAGGTCGTAGAGCCGACTCTGCGTGTGATGGAGGTCGAGGAAGACTCTCTGCCCTACCCGATTAACAGCGACATCAAGGAAGGCTTGAACGCTAACGGCATCGCTTTGTTCAAGATTCAGTAAGTATTAACACAGGATAACTTTAAAAATATAGAAAAGGTATGAATAGTATATTGAAGCAGCTATTAGACCCTAAGTCTTTTCAGACCTATATTGACGGAAACATGAAGACCTCAACATACAAGGCTTTGTGGAAAAACGAGATTAAGCAGGTGGACTATTGCGCAGCCAAGGTTTATCAAGCGAACCTCGCTGAATACACAGCAGCAATGGTTGGTTCTGTTATCGCCAAGAACGCTGAAAGACCTGTTCACCACATGCCCGATTTCGGTCAGCTCACAGGTTCTGTTGGTCGCTATGGTGACGAGTGGGAACTCGACAACGACTACCTCGACCAGATGCATCAGCTCGAGGGCCGCTATCGTGATGTTCAGGGCCGCAACTATACGCAGGCGCAGCTTAATGCGCAGTACGACAAACTTATGGAGTTTTCTTTCCGTCCGTTCGAGCGTGCGGTCATTGCTCCGCACAAGCGTCTTGATATGCTTTATTTCGAAGGTCTTTACCTGGGCACACAGACCGTCTCTCGCACAAACAACGCCAAGGCAAACGTGTCTTACACCTTTGACCTCGGCATTAAGCAGCTCGCCGTTACAGCATCATGGGGCGAGGAAACTGCAACTCCGTTCGCGGACATCAAGAAGCTTAAGGACGAGGCAAAGGCGCACGGTCGCAAGATTCTCAAGCTCCGCATGTCTGAAAACACATTCTACAAGATGTGCAAGGCTAAGGAGATAAAAGACACCTTTAAGCTCAACCTTGGCACGGTACAACTCAATCCAGCGGTTCCGATGCTCACAACTGAGCAGGTGAACACTTATCTGCGTTCTATCTTGCTCCCGACAATTCAGGTTGACGAAGACCAGTTTGTGACCCTCGCCGACGGCACGACACACAACCTTATTGCGGATGACCGCGTGGTTGCTCAGTGCGCTGAAAGTGTGGCTATTATGAAGATTTCGGACGCATTGGAGCTGGCAGACCCGATTCCAAACGTTTCTTACTCTACGCACGACGACAACCTCGTTGGTTACTGGCGTGACAAGACTGGCTATCATATCAACTATGATATGTGGGCGCAGCCTGTGTTCAACGGTCTCAACGACCTCTATATCCTCAAGACTACGGTATAATCGTAGCCTTGGGGTAAAATTTAAAAGATGTAGTAGTAGTTATAGTTGTAGTATTAAGACAAGGTAGCATGACAATCTCGGAAGCCATCGCAAGCGAAATTCAGCCTTTCTCAACGTCGGACGAGGCGTTAGAGAAAATGTTTATCGACGCTGCCGATAAATTCGGTGCCTCGGAAAGCGTCGATGACGCATACAGTGTGGCTGTAAAGAAGCCAGTAGCGTATGCTGCAATGCGCATACTTTACAAAATGCGTACACTTTCAAGCGAGAATGTGGGCGGCGTATCGCAAAGCTACAAGAACGATGACGAGCTGATTGACGATATGATAAAATCTATTGCCAAGGATGCAGGATTGAGTGCTGACCTTGTTCTTAATACAGACTCTGATGGCTATTGGTTGCAAAGCGTAAAGGTTTGGTAAGGAGGGTGGATGTATGAACTTCGAGGATAAACTGCAAGTACAGCTCAAAATATACAACGTTGGGTATGTTCAAATAGGCGGCGTGTTCTACGATATGAAAGATAGTGGAGAGCCGGACTTTGATGTTAAAAATGAAAATGTCGGCAGCGGATACGACGCGCAGGGCAATCCGATTGAAGCAACGGCAACACGCTTTCTTGATTTTGGCAAATGCTTAATCTTCCCGAATACAAAAGCAAGCCTTATTACGTTGAACGACGGCAGTAAATATCAATATGCCTACGAGGTGATAGCACCGCTGTCAAAGCAGAAATACAAGATGCTGCCAACAGAAGGCGACAATGTAAAAATAACAAAAAAAGACGGCACAATCGAGAAGGAAATGGAAGTTAAAGGGTTTGTTACTCTTAAACGACGCTATTTGAAATTGTGGCTATAAAAACGCGAGGTATGATAATAGGTGACGACGCTGTAAGCGCGATGTACGAATACATTTGCAATAATCTGTCGAAGATAGGAGTGAAAAAAGGGAACGTTTTTAAATACAAACGACCTAAAAAGCTTGATTCGGACAGCTATATTGTTATTAATCATTTGCCGTTTGTTCACGAAAGTGAGATAGAAAACGGCATGATTAACGTAAACGTGCATGTGCGAAGAACAGCCTCTGACGAGCCGAATACAAAAAAACTCACAACGCAAGCAAAAGCAATTCTTGCCTTGTTTGGAAACAGCACATACCTTGGCGGTGCATATTTTGACAGTTATTCTGATTCTCTTCCTACAGAGGACGACGATAATACATACTATATCAATCTGAAATTTAAAGTAACGTATAACAATTTAAAGAACTAAAATATGGCAAAGACAGGCAAAGACGGTGTGTATGGCATTGACGAGTTTGCAATCGCCACTCCTGCGGAAAATGGTGCTTATCCTACCAGTTTTCCGTTTAAATTTAAGGCTATTGTACAGGGTTCTTTGAGCTTTAATGACAGCGCGGCATCTACAACAGACGTTGAAATTGAGGACTCAGAAGACCCGTATGCAGTATTGACTTCTTCAGCAGCAACCAAAGGCTTCACGGCTCAGACATACGATATGTCGCCTGAAACGTATAAAGAGATCCTTGGTTTTACCTCAACTGACCAAAAGTGGAACAACGAGCAACCAACGGAAACACAGGTGTTCAAGGCTGTGCAGATTAAGACAAAGGTACTCGACGACATCCCTGCAAAGGTGTTCCAATGGGCAAAAATGAAGCTTACTGTCACCCGTAGTGGCTCTATTGGTAAGACAGGTCTTCCAAATCTTAACATTGAGTTCCGTCAGATGGCAGTAATGGATGCAAGTGGCGAGAAGGTTTCTGGTCATCGATGGGCATACCTCGATGATGTTAAGACAGAGATCGATAAAGAGCTTTAGGTATTCGCATAGGTTATATAATTTCAAATCGTTAATTAGCGGCGAGGCAAGGAGAAATTCTAAGCCGCGCCGCCTTTATTTTAAGCATACAACTATATGAAAACATCAGAGAAAAAACATGTAGCGGAAACGCTCATGGAAAAGTCAACAAAGATAAAGGTCGGCAGGTTTAGTTTCGAGGTTAAACCTTTGACATTTATGCAGATTTATGAAATGGCTGCCGTTGCAAACGACATTAAAAAGCCAAGCTGGAAGCCCGGCGACAAAATAAATGTGTTGCAAGAAACTATCGCACACGGCAACGATGCTCGCCTTATGTGTGAAATATTTGTTATTTGTGCGTTTAGAAAGACATGGAAGCGTTGCCTTTGGAGGCGGTATATAACCAAGCGCCTTAATGTCAATGCTTTCAATGACCTTATCCAGTTTATAAGTCACTCTTTTAACGTAAATTTTTTCTTGACCTCTATCACTTTCCTCTCCCAAACAATAGCAATGACCGAGCCGACAACGACTCGCCTTGGGCAATCATCGGAGGAGTAATGAAGTATTTTCGTATGAGTTACGAGGAGGTCGTATTTAATCGCTCATACATTAATGTTATTCTTCTCAACCGCTCAATACCTTCATGGGATAACCCAGACAAAAAAGGAGATGAAGGTGGCGACAAAAAGAGAAAGGAAGAAATAAGCACTTGCAAATCAATAAATAAATCAATACACGCATCAGACTTCTTTATGGATATGATGTGATAACACAATATACATTATGGCAGAAGAGATACTTGGTATTAGTGGGCAGATGGATATTTCTGATATTCAGTCTTCGCTCGACAAGCTTTGCGATAGCTTAACCCGTGTTGGAGTCGACACTGACGCCTTATCGTCGAGAATGACAAAAGCCCTAAATGACATTGCCAAATCTGACGACGATTTGGCAACCAAAACGCAGCAAGCTATGCAGACTCTGAAATCTGCTATGGATGAAGCGTCTAAAGGTATACAGAATGTGCCCGACATGATAGACAACGCAAACAAGCGCGTAGAGACTATTGAAGGGACAATATCGAAACTTAATGAAAAATTAGCTGAAACAGAAAAAGGAACGGGCGCTTTTGATGCGCTAACAAAGCAGCTTGATGCACAAAAACAATCTCTACAACTTGCAAAAGAAGATGTTGTTGAGCTATCAAATTCATACAATACTGTTAAAAACTCCATATCAGAAGTAAGTGGAGCCTACCAAGCATTAGGCGCATTGTCTACGGCAACCACAGGGGCGAACAGTGCTCAGTCGGTAGCAAATGCTGCTGTGGTCGCAAGCGCATCTACGGCAGCAGCGGCAGTGACAGCGGAAGCTGGAGCTAACACCGCATCTACGGCTGCGGCTATTGCAAATACGGCAGCGAAAGGAGAAAATGCACAAGCAACGCAACAGTTAACAGAGTCTTTGCGTGAATATATGTCCGTGGCGGCAGGACGAGCCGACATAGAGAGAATGCAAAGCGAAAGCGCTAAAGAACTTCGTTCTGACATAAAATTGTATGAGAATGCGATAAAAGAGATACAAGACACCCTTAATTCCACCGATTTTAGTAAAAATATTGAAGAAACAACAGCTAAAATCGAAAAACAAAAAGCGCGAATCGAGGAGTATAAACAAGCGCTTGCTAATCTTACTCCAGAAGAAAGTGCAAACGGAGGCGCAATTTATTATAATCGTCGCATCAGCGAAGCGCAGCAAAAGGTGTCGCAACTCCAAAAACAAGTAAACGACTGGGGACAAGAGCAGAATCGTTTAAATGAAAACTTGAAGGAATACAACGCACAACTTGAAGCTGCTAAACGCATACAAAACGGAGATAACTTAACTGGTTCATTTAAAGATGCTGCCGAGAATGCGAAGAAAACTGCAAAAGAAACTCAAAGCATTGGCAAAGAAGCAGAAAAATCTTCGTCAAAAGTCAAAGGTATTTTTGGGGGGCTTAAAAGCTCATTCAGCGGCTTGATGAAGGGCGATTTCTCGGGTTTGTTTAAATTCGTTGGAAAGATTGGAGTTTGGGGCGCTGGCATTGCAGCTGTAGGAAAAGGCTTATTTGAATCGTCTAAAGCGGCAGAAGCGTTTCGTGTAGCCTTACAGCCCTTAGACCATTACATGGATACCGACAAAATAAAAGATGTCCGTCAGAATATCTTAGCATTGACGGCGACAACAACGAAATCGTGCGCAGACATGGCGAACGCTGCTTTGCAGTTTGTAAAGGTATGGGATGGGCTTAAAGATGCGCCTGGTGCTCTTACTCAAATGATAAAGAGTGCGAATGAATACGGAGCATTAACTGGGAAAACCTCCGAAGAAGGTGCGAAAGCCATTTCTAAAATGGCTTCCGAATACCACATGACGGCACAGGAGGCTTCGGAAATGAGCAATATCATAGCGTCTGCGTCAAAACATTCGGTAAGTTCATTTGGGGAAATGTCCGACGCTATCGCTTCCGCTGGTTCAACAGCGTCACTGTATGGCATAGGCTTTAAAGAAATGGCTACACTGATTGGCTATTCAAGCGGACAGTTCGGCGACGCAAACAAAGCAGCATCCAAATTTTCAATGCTACTTATGAGCATGTCGAAACTGCAAGACAAGTACAACCCGTCAGTAGTTGGCATGGTTACAGCTCTGAAAAACCTTAAAGATGCTTATGAGAGAGGTGAGAATGTTGCGTCTAAATTCATGGCTCGCAACAGATCCGTGGCTATGTATTTTATTAAAAATGCGGATGCGATTGAACAATACGGGAAAAAACTGGAAGATGCTCATGCGAAAAACGAACTCCTTAGCGACTTAAGCTCTCGCGCCTCCGTTAATTTAGCGGCTTTAAAAAATGAATGGAACGGCTTTTTAACAGGTTTGAATGCTAATCTTACGCCCGTACTCACAAATATTCTGAAATTTTTTAGAACAATCATGGGCGGAGCACAGGAGACTGCTGATGTGCTACATTATCTAAAAGTCATGGATAATGAAAAAGGTCGGTCTAAGGCATCAATCGGTGTTGTTGGTACAGGTGGCTTTAATGTCAACCTCGCAGGAAACACAATCGCAGAAGGGGCGGATGTCGATTTGTACAAAAAACAAAGAGACGCACTACAAAAAATCTATAACAAAGCCGTTGCAACGGCTCGCAACAAATATAAGCCAAACTCAAAAAAAGGCTATCAAGGTATTAGTGCCGTAGGTATGTTTAACGCAGGTATGAATGCCGTTAAAAATGCTATAGAAAACAGCCCACAAAATTACTCCCAATTTAAAAAAAATCGCATCTATAACTATTTTTACAAAGAGAACCAAAAAAACACTCTCGCGTTAAATCAAAAACCCAACAATACAAATACTGATTTAGGCGGCGGTTTTGGCGACGACAAAGGCGAAGAAGCACGCAAATATCGCGACCAGCAAGCAGAGCTTCAAGCTAAAGAAGAAGCACGCAAGCGCAAGGAGAGATGGGATTTGTATGTTGCGGAAGAAGAAAATGGTATAGCAAAAGAAAAGGATGTTGCCGAAAAGGAGCGCCGTCAAAGAGCGCTTGATTTTGAAAAAAAGATGCATCAGCTTGACGAAGAAGCAGAGCAACTTAAGCAGAAAAACATCGACACGGCGAAGGCTAACTATGAAAAAGATCCAGCGAACAAGAAAAAAGAGGGTTTTTACGCATCAGGGCTCGACAAGAAAGTTGGTCTTACAAGCGAGCAGCAGAAGTATATACAGACTAAAAAGGACACGCTCCTTGCTGAAAACGCCGAAAGCGAACGAAAGTACTTAAGAGAACAGTTGCAGTATTACTACGACTATCTTAAAGAGTTTGGTTCTATTCAGGAACAGAAGTATGCTATTGCAAAGGAATACGACGAAAAGATAGCTAAAGCAACATCGCCAAATCAACGAAAACTTCTCGAAGAGCAGAAAAAATCAAGTCTTGCAAACGTTGAGTTGGAAGCGGTAAAGCAAAACATCGACTGGGGAAGCGTTTTCGGTGACTTCGGAACGATGTTTAAAGACCAGCTGGAGCCCACAATCAAATCGCTCAAGCAGCTCGCCAGCAAAACAGAAAATGTCGACGAAAAGAAAACGATATGGGAGCTTGTAAGTAAGCTGCAAAAAACTGGCACGCTGTGGGATAGCGATATTTTCGTAACTATATCAGACAACTTAAAGACATACCAAGAAGCTATGCGTAGCTACGCTGAAGCTCAAAAAAAGGAGCAAAAGGTAGCAGAAGAACTCACGGAAGCCGAGGAACGTTTAAAAAACGCCCAAAAAAGCGGCAACGAAAAAGATATTCTTGACGCATCGGCAACTGTCGACAAGTTAAAGAATCAAATGTCAGAAGCAGCTGACGCCACGAAAGAAAACAAAGATGCTGTCGTTAAGGCAACGACCGACTTACAAACGTCTTCTCAGCGAGCTATTAATCAATTTCAGCAGCTTGAAAGCTGTTTGTCTGGTCTTACAAGTGGAACATTAAAAGGAATTGGCGATGCACTCATGGGGCTTGATAAACTGTTCGGCGGTAAAGCTACGGACAAGGCTGCAAGCAGTTTGGTTAAAATGACGACAGAACTTTTTGGCAGCAACAGCAAAGTGTCTCAAACACTTACAAAGGTGCTTGGCGAAAGCGGCATGGCTGGCGAAATAGTATCTGCTGCTCTTGGCATTTTAGATATACTTAAAGATGGTGTGGAAAACTTAGTATCAAGTCTTATAGACACGATATTAGGAGCTGTAAATGGCTTGATAAAAACAGCTCTATCTCCAAAGACGGTTACAGGCATACTGAAAAGCGTGTTTGATGGAGTAACAAGCATTTTCGATACGCTCTCCTTTGGCACAATAAGCAACATCTTTGGTGACAACAGTGCTAAAATGGAGGGCAAGATTGATAAGCTGAACACAAGCAACGAAGCTTTAAAGATGTCAATTGATAATTTGAGTGATAAGATTGAAAAATCCAACTCCCTCTCCGAAATCTTAAATGCGCAAAACAAAAAGGAAAAGCAGACAAAGGAGCTTGAACAGAACACCTCTAAGCAGATGATTTACGAAACGTGGAAGCACGGCGCATGGCGTTCCAACCTTGCTGCATCCGTTGAGGACAACAAAGGGTGGAAAGACGCGATGAAGCAGGTTTCTGCTATTCTGGGCAAAAAAGTTAAGACGAGCGGCGACTTTCTTTCTTTGAGCGCAGAGGAGATGCAAAGAATTATCGACAGTGACAACGGAGCGGAACTCTGGGCGAAGATTCTTAACGAGTACAACAAAGAAGGTGGCAAAGGCGGTCGTTCAGACAAACTGAGCGACATGCTGAATCAATATGTCAACGACTTCGGCAATGTTGCACAAGATATGGCTGACGAGATAAAGGAAAAGCTTAACGGCATTTCTTTTGACAGCATGAAGGATAGCTTTATAAGCGCGTTGATGGATATGGATAAGAACGCAGAGGACTTTGCTTCCGACTTCTCGAAGATAATGCAACAGGCATTGCTTAATCTTAGCGTTGATGAGCTAATCAACGGCAGTGAAAACAACCCCAACGGCGACAGTTTAAAAAAGCTGTATGACGACATGGCAGAAGCTATGAAAAATGAAACGTATAAGTCAAGAGCCGAAGAATTTGCACAAAGACAGCAGAAACTTCTCGAGCAAGGCATGAAAATGCGCGACGAGCTGGCTCAGTTTACTGGCTATGGAGAGCAATCTTCCCAGTCGGCGACCGGCAAGGCTATCGAGGCTATAACAGCCGACCAAGCAAGCACACTGATTGGCATTGGCTACGCTGTGCAAAGCGCCGTAGAACAAGGTAATGCTACACGCGAAAACATACACTCTAATGTCGAAGTGATTTGTAGTTATCAAATGCAGATGTCTGACAACATATCCGAAATACGAGATATGCAATATCAGGGCTTGAATCAGTTGCAACAGATTGCAAAAAACACTGAGCCTATTACTGGTATAAACGAAAACATCGCAAACATGTACAAGTTAATGAAGGAGAGAATTTAATATGAAAAATCAAGCATTTATAAAGCTTTTGGGCGAAGACGACACAAAATATGTCGACCTTAATGAGTTTGGCGTTACCCTCATACGAGGGTGGCGCGAAGCTCTGCTTACGCCAGCACCTGTAAAAAGCTACGTAAGCAATGACAGTCGGCTTGAGCACGGTATCTCGATGGTTGCGACAGCGGACTGCACCAAGGTAAATCAAAGAGAGATAGATTTGCCTATGTTTTTAGAAGGTGAGACAGAGGATGATTATCTTGATAAGCTGGAAAAACTCTTTGATAAGATAGCCTACAGCGGAGAGATTTGTATGAAAGTCCCTATTTTGAAACGTGTTTTCAAATTTGTTTATACGCAGTGCACAAAATTTGGAGATTACGGACTAAAAAAAGGTAATTTTACATTGAAGCTCGTAGAGCCTAACCCGAAAGACCGACTAAAAATATGATTAATATATACAACCCCGATGGCAGCATTTCGATGCAAGCCTTTGTTACAAAAGAAGCAAAAAGAGAAGAAGAACTGTCTAAGTCTGACTACATTTCTCTTTCGTTCAATGCGACCGTCAAGGTTGTATTGCCAATGGGCGCGTATATAGAGCACACGTATTATATTGACAGAACGAGAAGCGTAACACAGAAGTTCATGCTCCTCGAACCCTACACGCCTACACAAGTAGATGAAATGTCGTGGAAGTACGCCGTAGAGTTCCACCACCCAAAGATGCAGCTCGGGAAAATACCATTTTACATCAAAACCAAAAACTCACAAAACGAGGATATAAATCAAACGATTTGGAGCTTTGTAGGTACGCCTCAAGGCATGATGGAAAACGTGTGTGCTTTCCTTAACAGCAATATCAAATTCGGCAAATGCGGATGGAAGGCTATCTTGTCAGGCGCGATGAATAATTCTATAAGCGTAAGCTTTAGCGACAACGATGTGTTGTCTGCTTTAACAGCAATATCAAACGCCGCTGGCGATGAGTGTGAATGGCATATTGACTACGACGACGAGATTGTTTACCTTGGCAAGGTGTCTATTGACAGTGCAGAAAAATTCAAATTAAGCGTCGGTGAAAACGTGGGCGTTCCTTCCGTTACAGAAAGCAGCGATGAATATTACAACGCCTTCGCGGTCTTTGGCGGTACGCGGAATATTACGCAGGTAAATGATAAAAACGAAAACGTTTCGTCGGGCGACATAAGATTGCAACTCGCTAAAGGTGATGGTTTGATGGTTATTGATGGCAGCCCAGTACAATTCAGCGTAGACGAGTTTTCTGTTATGGATTTGCGTACGGACAAAACATTGCCTAAATTTACAAAGGTGCTGAATTTCCCTGATATTTACCCATCTCTTGACACCTACGTTTACGATGTTCGAGGACGCAAGAAATACGTTCTTGACCCACAAACGAACAAACCGATAGTCTTACGAACTGACGAACAAGGCAACGTGCTTGAATACAAGACGTTCACGGTTTGGTTTATGCGCCTCGCTTACTGCACAAAAAGCAAAGAGGCGGGCAAGCAAGCAATTAACAGCACGGTTAAAGACGGCGTCACATATTATTGGTATGATTTTGTAATCACGGACGACTTGAAGATTAACGGAAAAACCTTGTCCTGCTCGTTTGAGCCCAATTTTGAAGAAGGCGCATTGTCAACACCTCTTGTTGGTAGAGGAACGAATGGTGATAACGTTGGCTTTGAGCTAACCTATCACACAAAATCAAGAACTTCGCATGAATCTGACGATTGCTCAACTGGCAATTTCAACATCAAAGAAGGCGACTATGAAATAATATATCAAGAGGACAATAATATTATAATCCCAACGAATGAAGAGCAGTTGATAATACCCAAAGGTAAGGCTCTGCCAACATTCGAGTGCAATAAGGTTATCCTGTACAACATTGCTATGGCTGACGCTTACAAAGTGTCGGCGCAGGAGAAACTTTTGGAAGCGGCGAAGAAAGATATAATACTCGCTTTGTCTGACACGAATAATTACACAGTCAAGTCTTATCCACATGTATTTAAAGACCAAAGACCAAGATTGCAAATTGGGCAGAAGGTTTCGTTTTTAAGCAAAGGGCAGCGACTTGACACTCGTGTTTTAAGACTTTCGACAAACTTGGATTTTGATTATATCCAAGAGATAACGGTTGGAAACAAGGTCATAAAAGGCGCTGTTTCGCAATTAAAAGAAGACGTACAATCAATAATCGCTAACGGCGGCGGCAGTGGCAGTGGTGGCGGTTATAGCGTCGCGCAGTTCGAATCGCTTGTATCAAAATACGGTATTAAACACTTTCTTTCAAAAGAATTTGCAGATGTCGCGCAAGAGATAATACGTTTTGCAAAAGGCGCAACATTTGGCAGTGAAGATACAAAGCACGCAATTACAGAAGAAGGTGTAGCTACATTGAAATCATTGCTTTTAGGAACTGGCGGTTTAGGCATCACCTCTGACGGCATCGCCACCCTCAAAGAGGTTGTGTCGGCGGCGTTCCGTTCGGGTGCGCTCGGTTCGGGCTTCAAGCTCGGCAATTATTCCGACAGCGAGGATAGCTACTTAGAGGTAGACCATCTGCTTGTGCGTAAGGCTGCGGAGTTCGTGAAGCTCGTAATTAGAGAGCTGCAAAGTGTCGGCGGCGAGGTAATCCTTTCGCCTGCGTCAATGAAGATTAGCAAGGTTGACTTCTTGAAAAAGGGCACGTTGCTGCCCGAATACGGACCGACACCCTTGCGATACGACGTCTATCGTTGTTCGTTTTTAACGAAGCGAGGTGACGAGGAGATAACAAACCCGTTTGCTGTCAACGACCTTGTGCGCTGCCAGACGTTCAACATAAAGGAGGGCACGACGGCGAATGCAAAGAACAAATACTACTGGCGCAGAGTGCTGCTGGTCGGCACGGACTACATCGACATCCTCGCTTTGTCGGGAGGCAACTACGGCGATTCGCAGCCAGAGGTGGGTGACGAGCTTGTTCAGATGGGTAATACAACCGATGTGGCGCGTCAGTCGGTGCTGTACCTCTCGGCTTACGGCTCTGACTCTCCATCAATTAAGCTATATAAAGGTGTGAACGACTATACGCTCGACGGCAAGGAGATATTCGTGGTGTCACGCGACGAGATATTTGCGCTTGCGTCAATGTTCAAACTCAAAGTAAAGGACGGCGACACGACAAAGGAAACGACGCTTGCGGAGCTTGTGCTGAGCGTTGACGGACTGACTTCTACGGTGTCTGCGAACAAGCAGGAAGTGGACAGACAGATAGGCAAGATAAACACTACTCTAACGCAGAACGCAGAGAGTATATCTTCACTTGCACAGAAGCAGACGAATACAGAGAATAAGGTATCGAAGATAGAGCAGACAACGGACAAAATCTCTCTACAGGTTGAAACGACCACGAACCTAAAGAACAGCATCGTAGGCTCTGCGCTGCGTCCGTGGGATGAAATCACAAAGATAGCGGCGGCGCACTCGCAAAAGGTAGAGATAACAAGCGGTGGCGGCGTCGGCGGTTCTAACTACGCAACGTTCAGTGCGTCGGGCGCCACAGCGGACACATACACGGGTCTGTACTTCAAGGATGTGCGTGTATCGGCTGGCAAGACGTACGTATTCAGTGTATGGGCGAAGATTGTCAGTCTGTTGGATAATGGCGCTTACTACTCTATCAAGCGCTTTGACGGCGGTACGGAAGGCGCTGTTGTCAAGTCGGGCAATATCTTTCTGAGTATAGGCGGCTGGAAACTCTTTACTGCGACGTTTACCGTGCCCGATGGCTGCACGAAGCTGTTGCTTGAACTTGCCGTACGCAGAAATGGTGCTATCGACGTGTGCCGCCCGATGATAATGGAGGGCACGGAATACGGAGGCTGGAGCTTATCGCCCTACGACAAGACGGAAGCAGGTAAACTTGAGTCAGGGCTGAAAAGAGCGGGTATCGACCTCGAAGACGACACCATCACGGCGACGGCTAACAAGTTCATGGTCAAGAACAACAGCGGCGTAGTGACGGCGAGCGTGAACGAGGACGGTTTGCTGGAGGTGGGTGCAGGTCTCTTCTCTGGACTGATACGTAAGAAGAAGACTATTATTACCCCCGACAAGTTGGAAGGCTACACAGAAGAAAACTCGATCAATGGATATATCCGACTAAACTTTGTAAAGGCAGGTAGCTTTGTTGAGCTTTCGGGCGACATCGGCAAAAAGACAGGAGGTAACTACCCGACAATAATTCTGCCATTTCACAATCCAAACGCAAGCAATGCCAGCCTTGGTGTGACAAGCGAAGAAGCGGCGACGTACCTCGGGCAGGTGTTCGTTATAAGAAACAACACAAGTCCGGCGACAACAATCAATATCGTTGGCTATACGTCGCTCGTTGGAGGTAGCAACACAGCTCGCCCCTACTGGCTTGAAAGCGGATGGATGGCAGTTCTCACCTGCGAATTGGTGTATGTCTCAAACGCTAATACGTATGCGATTGTGTGGAACGGCTACAACGTACCATTTACAGCTCCAATAGCGCACAGCGACGAAGGAGGAGGAGCGGTTGCGGACGAAGGAGGAGAACCTACAGCCGACGATCCGACAACAACAGAAGAAGAACAACCAAAAGAATAAGATATGAAGAAAATAGTTAGAGGCAATGACTTTACCCTGCGCATACCAGTATGCAAGATAGTGAATGGCGAGCAGGTGGCTTTTCCGCTGCCTGCCTGCACGGACATCGTTGTAAACATCGTGAACCAGTATCGGCGTGTGAACCTCGCCTACAGCATCGACACAGCGGAGGACAATATCATCAATGCACGTGTCGAGGGCGACGCTGTATCGGTGGGCACATACGCTCTCGAAGTCCGCGGCAAGATTTTCGGCAATGACTGGCGTAGCAAGGAGTACGAGCAGTTCTGCATCGTAGACAACAACGCTTCGGGCGATACGGCGTTCAATGGCGAGCTTATCGAGGGTGAGGATTCGGTGGAGATGAACACGGCGCTTGTTATCCTGCCTCCGACGGCTGAACTGACGCAGCTCATAACCGACGCGAACACGGCGCTTGAAACGGCAAAGCAGACGGACGCAACACTCAAAGTCAACGAGGGCGAGCGCGTTTCTGCTGAACAGCAACGAGTGTCGGCAGAAACCTCGCGTGTATCAGAGGAAAGCAAGCGCATCGAGAGCGAGAAAGCTCGTCAGGCAGCAGAGGCTGAGCGCGTGAGCAACGAAGACGCCCGAAACGCAGCCGAAGCGCAGCGCATCAACGCCGAGAGTGAGCGTGCAGAAGCCGAAAAGACACGCACGGCAAACGAAACCGCACGTGTCACAGCAGAGAAACAGAGAGCAACAACTTTTGCGGAGCTTTCAGAAAACGTTGATGCTGCTGTCAGCAAGGCGAACAGCGCAGCAAGTGCGGCGAACACTGCTACCGAGAAAGCGAACGCAGCGGAAACACAGCGTGCCGAAGCCGAAAATCTGCGTGCCGAAGCGGAAGCTGCACGCGAGCAGAACGAAAACACGCGACTGGAGGCTGAAACCGAGCGTATCAACAACGAGACAGCAAGAGACGCTGCGGAAGCTGCACGTCAGAACACGGAAGCGGAGCGTACAGATAACGAGAATATGCGTAAGACCTCTGAAAGCAACAGAGAGCTTGCCGAACAGCAGCGCGTGTCAGCGGAAACAGAGCGCACGAGCAACGAGGGCACTCGGAAGGCGGCAGAATCAGAGCGAGTCAACGGAGAAACGGCACGTCAGACAGCAGAGAATGAACGTGGGGCCGACGAACAGGAACGCAAGGCTAACGAGACGGAAAGAAAGGCTGCTGAAACACAGCGTAAGGAAGCGGAAGAAGCCCGAACCGCTGCGGAGGCATCCCGCGTTTCAGCCGAAGAACAGCGTGAAGCCACCCTCGCAACCACTAAGGCGAACTGCGAGGCAGCAACAAAGAAAGCCTCCGATGCCGCAAGTGAAGCTACTATTGCTACCTCCAAAGCCGACGCTTCAACAGAGAAAGCCAATGCCGCGGCAGTGGCAGCAGAGAAGGTGGATGCTACCCTCGCTAACGATGTTCTGACCGTTACAGACCGCAAGGGAGAGAGCACATCACTGCAACTGGCGAGCTACGCCGAGGTAGGCGATGTGGTGAGTGAGGTGAAACACCTGTCTGAAACGATGGGCGCATACACGGATAGACCAGACATCGTGCTAAAGGTGAAGGAGACGAACAAGGCTATATCGGCAAGCGGAGCGAAGGTAAGCAAGAGCGGCTGGGCTATTGCGGAGTTCACGGCGGAGAAAGGTAATGTATATCTGTTCAAACCGAACGTGATAGATGAAAGCGTGTGCATCTTCGCAGAGTACATACAGAGCGTGGAGACACGCGGCATTGATTACACATACACATACAACTCCGACGGCACAACGGCTACAGCTACAGCTACGTATCTTGGCGCGACACACACATACACATACACCTATGCCGAGGACAAGAGCTTTGTTATTACTGACGAGACGGGTGCTGCTGTAGACGCACTGCCTATGGTGTACGAAACAAAGGTGGGCACATACTCGCCGCTCGTTAGTCTTAATGCAGATGCGGAACTTCCGAAGGACGGCTACTGCCGATACATGAGTCACTTTAAAGGCAACTCCGCTATAAAGGTGGTAGTCAGCTATAAAGTCGGCGTGGCAGACTTGACGATGAAGGTGACGAGAGATGGTGTACTGGCGAGCGTATCAACGCAGCTGGGCAATCTGTCGCAGAAGGAGGACGAGACGCGAAAGAAGATAGACGATCTGCACGGAAACTGGGTAGATGTCTTGTTTTTGGCAGATACGACGGTGTTTGTAGATTACAAAGCAGTAATCATAAAAGGCAAGACAAGAACCCGTCTATACCCCAAACAACAACTTCAATTTGGAGGTAAACGTTATGGTTCGTTCATCCCATTGTTATGGGCAGACTTGTCTCATTTGACATCAGCGATAATACTATCCTATTATAAAGAAGGAGCAGCTCAAGGACTTTTTCAAGGCTGTGACAAAATATCGTCATTAGCCCTCAATAATCTTGGCATCAGTAAGAACGTCACACTGGAACGAATGTTTGCTTCTTGTTCCTCGTTGCAGAGTTTGAGCATTGAGGGTTGGGATGTGAGCAAGGTTACAAGCATGGAACGAATGTTTTCTTCTTGTTCCTCGTTGCAGAGTTTGAGCATTGAGGGTTGGGATGTGAGCAAGGTTACAAGCATGAGCCAAATATTCTACGGATGTTCCTCGTTGCAGAGTTTGGATTTAAGCGGCTGGAATCTTGAGAGTTGCAAAAACATTGACTATCTCGGTCAATACAACTTTATCCCAAAAACGTTGAAATTAGGTACTGGATTCTTTAAATGCCCAGCGACTAAAGCAATTTTACACTTTACTACTTGGACGGATGCTTCTGTCAAGGAAAGCCTCGTTGTAAATTCTTACGACCGCAAGGCAAACGGCTTGCCGGACTTTACGTTAACACTTAGTAAACAAACAAAGGCAGTGCTTTCGGAGGATGACATCGCAGCAATTACAGCAAAGGGATATATAATAGCTTGAAAAAGATATGAAGATAGAAGAACTGAAAAAGAAAGGCAACGTAACCGTTACGGAGGTGAAAAACGGTTGCGTGAAGGTGTCGGCAGACAAGGGTTTTATACTTAAAGGCAGCGACACTTATACGAGTGAGATATACTGCGCCAAAGACGCGGAGTTGCAGGATTATGAGGTGGTTGCATACAGCGACTACCTCAGAGCCGAGAACAAAAAGAAGTATGAGGGCAAGACACTCGAAGAGGCGAAGGAGATACTATTAGCAGAGATAGACGCTTACGACAAATCTTCTGCTGTCAACGGCTTTTATCTGAACGGTATGCTTATACCGTGGAGCAAGGACGACCCTTCATCTCCGAATGTCGATAAGCGCATGGGCTTGCGTCAGAATATCGCCGACAAGGTAGCGTTGGACGAGGAAAACATCTCAATATGGATGAAAGGCATGTCTTTCACGATGCCGTGCGCACAAGCTGAAATGCTCATGCGTAGCATCGAGAACTACGCATACGAGTGCTTTAACGTGACAGCCGCGCACAAGGCGGCTGTGAGCGAGCTGACGAGCATCGAGGAGGTAGAGAAGTACGACATCACGGCAGGCTACCCTGCACAGTTAAAGATGGAGGTGTAGCATGATGACATTAGCTATTATTATACTCATCGCTCTTGCGCTGTATGTTTTCAGCTGCTGCGTGGTAAAACGAGTGCCAACCATGCTCTCGGAGGTATACTACCTCGCAGACAAGGACTGGCTCTTCCCTGCGCTCATGGCGACGCTCGGAGCATCGTTCTTGCCGCTCATGCTCTCAAAGGGCGGCTTGGAGTGCATGGCGTTCCTTACCTGCGTGGGCATCATCTTTGTGGGCGCAGCCCCTGCGTACCTCGACGAGAGTCAGCGCACGATACACAAGTGCGGAGCTATCACGTCGGCAATAGCAAGCGTGGCGTGGGCGTGTAGCATCAACGCCCTGCCTACAGTTTTGTTCGCCGTGCTTGCTGCTGTGCTCTGTATCTGGAAGCGCCGCTACTGGCTGTTCATCGTCGAGTGCAGCGCGATACTCAACATTGTAACAACATTATTTATCTAAATTTAAAACAGTATGGAAATCAAGGTAAAGCGAATAGCAAGGAAGGAGGCGTACACTATCGGTAAGATGTACGTTGACGGCGCATACGTCTGTGACACGCTCGAAGACAAGGACAGAGGACTGACATCTAATATGTCGGTTGCGCAGATATGTGGTGTGAAGATTAAGGGCGAAACCGCCATACCTACGGGCAGATACCTCGTAGACATGAAGACGGTATCGCCTCGCTTCGGAGGTCGGGCGCAGTATCTGTTCTGCAAGGGCCGACTACCAAGGTTGTGCAATACACCTGGCTACCAAGGTGTACTGATACACATCGGCAACACGGCGAAGGACACGGATGGCTGCATCCTTGTCGGAGAAAACAAGGCGGTCGGACAGGTGCTCAACTCAACGGCAACGTTCCGCAAGCTCTACCCTATTCTGAAAGCTGCGGATGAGAGAGGCGAGCAGATTTGGATAACAATAGAGTAAAGGAGGCAAAATGGATACAGTATTGCAGATTATAACGTTGCTTGTAAGCAGCGGCATCGTCGGACAACTCCTCTACTATAACTCTCGGAAACGAAAGGAAGCTGCGTCTGCGCAGAAAGACGAAGACGCGAACGCAATGGCTTATGCTCAAGAATGGCACAACCTTTACGACCATGAGCATGAGGAGCACATGGAGGAGCGCGACCGACTGAACAAAAAAATCGACTCTCTCTACGACGACATTAGCAAGCAGCGAACAGCCATCCGTCAGCTCAAAGACGAGAAGAACACGCTCCTAATGAAAATGCACGAGCTGCAATGGAACGAGTGTACCGTGAACGGATGTATGAAGCGCAAACCGCCTCGTGATTATGGGAGAGAAGAAACTGATTGATAATATCAAAAGTAAAAGCGTATGGATATAAGAGAAATTCTGATGCTGCTGAACTGCATCGTATTGGGAGCGATAACGCTCTTTTTTTTCTACAAGGCAGATAAGCACGATGTGGTCGATGAAGACTACGACGAGAATAAGCGAAACCGACAAGGTGCTATCGGATGGTTTATCGCATCTATATTCGTGGGAGCGCTCGCGCTGCCCGTAATGGTGCTGCGTGAGGTGTATCAATGGAAGCGTTACAAACTACCGAGTATCGAATGGGATGATATTTGCCGCTACGGCTTCACTATCATCGTTGGCTCTATGCTGCACTTGCTCCTGCTTGTTATGACGAGCTGCGCAACTCCGAAGCCTGTTGTGCTTGAACGGGTAATCAACAAGACGGACACGTTGTTTAAGACCAACTACCAAGCCGATACGTTCCGCGTACACGATTCTATTTATGTCGAGAGTTACATGGTAGGAGATACGATATATAAGACAGAAAACGTATACAAATGGCGTGACAGGGTGAGCGTCAAGACTGATACGATATACAAGTCTATCCTGCGAGCGGACTCCATACCAGTGCCGGTGCCGGTTGAGCATAAGGCGACATGGTGGGAGCGGACGCAGATGTTCGTAGGCAAGATAGCGGTCGGAGCGGTGGTGTTATTCGCTATATCACTACTGCTTTGGCTGATACACAGGAAGAGATAATATGTAGATTGGTTAGTTATTAGTTTTTTAGTTTAAGGTGATTTGTTTTCAGGAGCCTTGCCTGTCCGTGATGGATAGGCAAGGAGTTTAAGTGAACTACTTTACGGTGTTTAAATAAATATAAATAAAGATAACAAAACATACAACTTTGAAAATAAATGACTAACTTGCATCAAATAAAACTAATCAACGTTATATTAAACTAAATAAAATCAATATGAACGATGATGATAAAAGGATGTTTCTTGCTCTTGTGAAGGGTAAGGACATATCGGAAATTATGTCTTTGCTGGCAGAGTCCGGCAATCAGTATTCACGCAGAATATTGCGGTTTTTCCGCTGGTTCTGCAAGTGGGTTCCAATACTCATAATGACGGCGCACATGTACGGCGTGTTTGACTTTAGCCGCAATCCAAAGGAGATGTTTGCCGTGCACAGAGCAAATTGGGCGTGCTACACATTTATATACATCATGGTCTATATACTGCCGATGGTTCTTATTCTTGCGTCGCGCTTCTTCTGGTTGTGTTGGAAGTATCGCATACCGTTCTTCTACTTCTTCGGTGTCAACTCCATACACCTTGTCTACTGGAGTTGGTACACAACAAACGAGATGGTGATGGCGCACTTTGCAATCATGGCGTTCACGTTGTTGTTGTATATCTACGGAGCTATTGACTGGTTCTGTAGTAAGTCGCGCCTCGGCAGAAAGATGTTCAGTTAAACAGAAATGCTATGAGAAAGATTTTCGGCTACAAGATGCTCGGCACGTTGTTGCAATCGCTTGCCAATTCGTGCTTTAAGGCAGACGAGCAGCAGCGCAACGGCGAAAAAGTAACAGCCTGCGGCATGAGCGACGACGATATAGAAACGCTCTGCCAGGACATACTCCCTAATATGCTCAACCCGATGATGAGCGCAGAGGAAGTGAAGGACAGGCTCTGTGTAAGCGATGCAACACTCAATAGAATGGTTAAGCGAGGAGAAATACCGAACGGCGAGTGTAAGAAGCGCGGACACACACGATACTGGAAGAAGTGGGATATTCTCCACTTTATAAAACAGAAGAGAAGCAAGTAAAGAGGCTTCTCTTTTTTTTGTTTTCAATTCTTTCCAATTCTTCAAACACTGGAAAGAATATTTTACAACGTGATAGTACCGACTATCACCTTATATATCTGATTATCAGCGTAATATAAAATCTTTGAGCGTGTTATGACATTATCCGTCGTAACTCGCTAACTTTGCGGTGTAACGTTACGAAATAGTGTTTAGTCAACTAAGGTAAAATTTTTAAAAAAGATTGTATTATGTCTGAGTCAAAAACTTATGTATTCGGCAATGAAGGTGGCGGACAGGGCGGCATGATGAGTTTGCTCGCTCCTCTGCTTCAGCAGAGAGGTCTTGACCCTAATCTCCTCCTTGCCATGAACAAGAACGGCAATGGTTGGGGTGACGGCTTTATGTGGGTAATTTTCCTTTTCTTCCTCATGGGTTGGGGCGGTAATGGTTGGGGTGGTTTCGGCAATGGTCGCGCAGGCGGTATTGCTAATGAAATCAACAACGACTACGGTCGCTCGCTCCTTATGGACGCTATCGGCGGCAACAGAAACGCTCTGAGCAACCTTGCTACACAGCTTAACTGCACCGAAGGTCAGATACAGGCGGCTATCTCGGCTCTTACCTCGCAAGTTCAGGGTGTGGGCAATCAGGTCGGCATGAGCGGTATGCAAGTTATTAACGCTCTCCAGCAAGGCAATATGCAGATTGCACAGCAGCTCGCTTCTTGTTGCTGCGAGAACAGACTTGCCACATGCCAGCAGACCAACACTTTGCAGAACGCCATCAACAACGTAGCTGTCGGTCAGGAACGCGGTTTCTCAAATGTCGCTTACGAAACACAGAGACAGACCTGCGACTTGCACAACGCCATCAAGGACAGCACGCAGACCATTGTCAACGGTCAGAAGCAAGCCGAAATGCGCGAAATGCAGAACAAAATTGACGCTCTGCGCGAGGAGAACTCAACGTTCAAGTCGTCGGCTATGACAAGTCAGATTGTAGGTCAGGCGGTCGCTCCTATCAATGCGGTGTTGGCAGGCTTGCAGCAGGAGGTTGCAGGTATCAAATGCAAAATGCCCGAAACGGCGACAGTACCTTACCAGCCGTTCGTTGCTGTCCCAAACTGCGTAGCAGCACAATACGGACTTTACGGAGTCAACGGAGCTAACGGCTTTTGGGGCTAACCATCTAACTGGAGGAACGACTATGATTTGGGGTTATCCTTTTTCATGGGTCAACAGAAGAGGGTCGGCAGCTATCGGTTCTACCGGTGTGTCGGTAGGCACAAGCGGTGTGGTATTCTCATTCAGGAACCATGCCTTCTTGAACGCCAATTACAGAGGTACGGTATTCGTAAATCTGCGACAGGCGATACCGACGGGCACAACGACCACGCTGCCGATACTCTTTGAGACCAACGGCGTAACGCAGGCTGTCACCAAGTTTGGAGGTGCGGCTCTTACGGTTGCCGACGTAGCCGGAACTGGCGTATATCAGCTCTGGTTTGAGAGAGATACTAACGCCCTTCAGCTAATGACGGGTATTGTTTAACAACTAAATTGCGAATTGTATGTTCAGTGGACTAAGAACAAACAGCATATTCTATGTGCTTGAGAAAGGCGAAGAGCCGACATTGAAAATCGGACAGGTGGTAAGCGTAAGTAATCCTCAGCCGAAGTTCCCTACCTATCAACCAGGGCAGTTTTCAGCGCAGCCTATTGAAACGGTTGTAGATGTGAAAGTAAAGTTGCCCGACGGCGAAGCAGAGTTCAAGCAACTGCCTTCAAACGGACAGATTGCCAACTCGGGCGATGTGGTAGTAAGCGAAAGTCGCGAAGCGATGATTGCCGAAGTGGAAGCGATGTTACGACACTCGCAGGAGGTGCTTGCAAGCAAGGACTATCATGAGAAGGTGGTGTGCAACTGCGAGAAGATAATGTGTGTTCTCAATCCTCAGATTGCCAAAGACAAGGAGCAGGAGCAGAAAATATCTCAGCTCGAAACCAAGGTCTGCGGCATGGAGGGTACTTTGTCAAACATAGAAAGCATGTTGCAAAAGGCACTGAAAAAGTCAAACAGCAATAACTAAAATGCAAGAGCTATGTACATGATAGAAATCACAGAGAACAAGATGGGTGAGCTTGTTGAGAACGTGGAGAAATGCTTGCGCTATGGCGGCAAGGCAATGGCGTGTCTTGACAGCTTGCAGCGTGGCGAAGGCCGATACGGCGAGCGTTCACCTATGCCCGATTATCGCGACGATTGGCGATACGAGAACGAACGCCGTGAGCGCGATATGTACGATGATGACGACGATGGTCGCTACGGAGAACGACGCGGTGGTTATCGAGGTCGCAGACGCTACTAAGTAATTAACCCGACTGGTGGGGAGGTTCGCTTCCCTGCCAGTCTTTTAAAACCTAAATATTATGGGAAGATGTAAGATGCCTTTGGATATGTACGACTTGAAACCCGAAGGAATGGTGGCATATTTAAGATACAACGGCTATCACTTCAACAAGAAGATGTGTGAGTGGGCTGTCAAGCAAATGCGAACGATTAGCCCTGCTACCGGCAAGGAAGAACGTTTGGAGATGCTACCGAAAGAAAAGGTCGAGGAGATGTTGCAAACGAACGGCTTGCAGCTTGAAAATCTCGTCGGCTACGACCATGTGTATGTAGCCAATATGTGCAGAGCTGACTTTTGGGGCAAGTCGATAAAGGACGAGCAGCAAATGGCGCATTATGTGAAAGATGTGGTTGATGACACAGACCAGAAAGACGGCTTCATCTTCAACCGCTTCTATGCCGACTGCTGCCACAACGGTATAGGCATACCGTGGGAGGACTTGTTATGATTAGGCGTGACATAAGGCTCGACAAGTACGACTGGGATGTGCGTTGCTTCATCGGATATGGCAGTGGCGACGCGGTGCATCTCTGTAGCGAGCTTATGACTATTGGGTGTGGCAGCGAAGCGACAAGCAAAGCCTACCGTCACTTCATAAGCGGTGGCGAAAGCAGAGGACTCACCTACTCCAATGTTAAGGACAAGGTGAGCGTGGTTACTATCGGACACTCAGAAGAAGAAAGCGAGATGGTGAACACAATCGGTCACGAACTGCTGCACGTTACGGCGCACATCTGCGAAGCGTATGATATTGACATGAGCGGTGAGCAGGCTTGCTACATCATGGGAGAGCTGTGCGGAAAAGTATTTAATTCCGTCAAATAAATAAACAAACAACAACCAAACCTATTGCATTATGAACGATTTAATTAACAAAATCTGCGCTTGTAAGGATTTAAAAAAAATCAGAAGCGCAATCGCTATTTTAGCTAACTGGCTCAACAGACGGTTGGAACCAAGTGAAAAGGAAGCATTAAAGAAAGAACTGCACAAGGCTCTATTGGGCAAGCATTTCGACAAGGAAACTGCGGATGAACGCATTAAGCGTATGTATTGTATCACAAAAAGCAACGCCGTTTTGCATGCGCCGTTTGTATCTGATAGAGCGTGTGCCGAGCTTTACGAAACGTACAAATCACAAATCAAGGACTACAACGTGTACGACTTTATGGTTGCGCTCAATGATGTTATTGCCAACCATTATAATCTGTTGCGTGGATGGTGGAAAAACGAGGAGTGGTCGGTGTTGTTGATAAAGTTCAGTGAAATAGCCGTAAACTGGCTAAATGACGACGACACGCCTTATCGTGGCGAAAAAGCATGGTGCGTACTGGGTGTATAACGACAAAAGGTGGAGTTAGCTGTATAGTCAACTCCACCTTTGATTATAACAGGTCTAAAACAAGTCCTTTTGTAGCAAAGTAGACAGGCTTTCCTGTTGCCATTTCTACTTTACTTTTAAACATGTAGCTATTACCATTGTTGTCAGATATATGTATAAGTACAATATCTTTTGTTTTACTTAGATTACAAGCGTTTAGGCATTTAATGCACCTTTCCATACTCATGTGCGTTGCTTTTGCGCGAACGCCCACTTTGTACGGGATGATACCATTTTCGACGCTTTTATCAACAAGACTGTCCGTATGATTACATTCAATAAAAATGTGGTCGATAGGGAAATTAAATTTATATTTTATATGGTGCGTATCTGTGATAAACAGCATCGTTCCCATTTCTTCGTGATAGATAATAAACCCACAAGGCTCTTGTGTGTCGTGTTCTGTGTCAAAAGCCTTGACTACAAAGTTGCCAACCTTAAATTCTTTAAATAGCGGTATTGCGCAATAATGGAAAGTATTTACTTCGATACCACACTCTTCAAGAGTGCCTTTGGTCGCATACACGTTGAAAGCTTTTGCGTACTGCTTTATAAAACCTGCGTGGTCGCCGTGGCTGTGCGTCACCAAGCATCCATTCACTTTGCTTACATTGCCCTTTAAAGCACCAACAGCGTGCTTGTAGTTTACTCCACATTCTATAATAATGGCTTCTGTTTCGTTTTGCAAAACATACCCATTTCCCGAGCTTCCACTGCCTAATGTTGTTATAGTCATTTTTTATTTAGTAAAAGGAGTGGGAGTTACCCCACTCCTCAAAGATTGAAGATTTGAAACGTTACTGCTTAAACATATCCGGCATTTCTTGTTTGCCCAAAGGCTGCGTCTTGCTCACAGTTTTCTTTTCTTTTGCTTCCAGCTTAGGCTCGGCAGTAGGAGCGGAAGTAGGTGCGTCGTCTACATTCATTCCAACTACCTGCGTGTTAGCTTCCTGCTTTTCTTTTTCTTGTGCCTGCGAGAGCTGTTCTTCAACAGAAGGCTGTTCAACATTGTCAGCAATCACTTCTGTGTATTCGGTATCTTCAACTTCCTCTCGAGTGTGCAAGCCCATTATACAGCCAGGGTCTACGGTGCGAATCAGCCAGCTCGCTGAACGATAACGGAGCATAAGCTGCGGTATGTTCTTCCATTTTGGGTTGCGAGCGTACCAACCTTCATCTTTCGCCATCTGTATCGTAACCTCAGGACCTTTAACCAAGGCACCCGTTGTTTTGTTGATAGCCGTAGCGAACATGCCGTAGCTGTCAGTGCCCTTTGTGCCTATTTCTTGGTAGTCTATAGGCGTGTATTTACCTGTTGCATTGAAACAAGCAATAGCGAACTTCGCCTCAAAAGAAGGCTTGCCACTTACGACAACAAGGTTTTGCAAAACCATAAGTGGGTCTGCTTGCATGCGAAACGCCATGTTAAGACCGATAAGGCAGTTGCCTACGTTCTTCTGATAGATCTGTGGCACAAGGGTTGATTGCGCGAATACCTGCGCCATGCGCTGACCAGTTTCAAAGTCCTCTTTCGAACTAAAAATCTGAATGGTGTACTGCTGCTGAGTAGTGGCTACTTCATTATTCTTTTCCATATTTCGATGTTTAAAGTTATAATAATTCTACATTAAAAGGTTCTCCGTATTTGCATTGCAAATAAATGCTCTGCTGAGTTGATGTAAGAGCTTTCTCAACCGACTCTTTGCGGTCGACGAAAAGAGGTACGTAAACGTTCTTCGCTTTTGATATACCATTTATAATATCGATACCCATGTTGATGACAGTGCCATCGTTGGTATTGTTATAGTCAACGCCGTTGCTGTCAATAGCTGTACAAACCTCCTTTTCGTCATCGTTGGTTATGTTTTGCTCGTAAAACTTCCACCGTATCAGAGAGAAGAACGAGTTTACATTGTTTTCGACAATCGCTATCTTCGCCTTTTTGTATTCTTTGATTTGACGAATCACTTCGTTGCAATCAGCGACTATCTGCGCAAGTTCGCGAGAACGAGCATCAAGCTTTTCTTTTTCTTTTTCTATGCGTTCATTCATATCGCGACCGGAAATTCTTTTTATCAAATCATCGCGCTTAACGGTTAGCTCCTGCTTCTTTTGCTTGTTTTCTTTTGCTGATGCGTCCACTTCTGTTGTAGGTTCAGTGCTTTTGATTGCTTGCAAGGAAGCGTCCGCTTTTTTCTTTTCTTCGCTTTGTTCCCATGTCTCGGCTTTTATCTTCGCAAGTCCAGCACTGAGGACATTGTGCGCGTCGGTTTTTGTTTTGACATTTTCATTGTCTTTGATGGCTGTTATCTGCTCAAAGGTGCTGATATTGCCCTTAATAATAGCGATTTGGCTGTTCTTTTCGGAAGCTGCTTTTTGTATTCTTGTAAGTTCTCCCGACTTGTGGGCATTAAACTCCGCTACAGCGTTCTCGTATTCTTTGCTTTTCATTTCCTCCGTATAAGGACGACCACAAACGGGACAAACGTCTGTTTGGGCAAAGTTAAATTCCTTCTCGTTAACATTGTTCCATCGTTGCATTAGTTCGTTAAACTCCTTTGTCAACTCAGCAAGCTTACATCTGTTTTCTACATTGTTATCAATGTTCTTTTTTTGAATGCGTATCGCTTCGTGCATCTCGTCAGCAGCCGTGTTAACCTTTTTAAAAGCGTCGTTGATGCAAGCAAAGTGCTTGTCTGTCCACTCTTTGCGTGTTTTTTCATACTTCTTTTCTTCTTCGGCGAGTCTGTTTTGATACTCCTTTTGCTCGTCAACATTGACGATTACGCCTTGTAAAGATGCATCTATTGACGATATTTGCTTATCGACTTCGATTTTTTCTTTTTCGAGTTGAGCAAAATCCTCATCTGATTTCAGCATATCTTGAGCTTGCACTTTGGCAGGAATGGTCTGAAGCTCGTCGTTTGCTTTCTTACGGGTAGCTTTTTGCTGTGTGAGCATTTCGGCAATATTTTTCTTCTCCGTCTTTACGCCTTTGTATACGGCAGGATATTGCGCCATTAGATTTTCTTCGTCTATCTCACCTGCCAAAGACATGAGTATCTTGCGGCGAACATCAACCTTGTAAGTCCAAAAAAGGTTTATATTTGAGAGCATGAACCAATCGTCAAAATCGCACAGCGAGTTAAGCTTTTCTTTAAACGCTGATACTGAGCAGGGTACATCGTCAACAAAGCGTGCTTGCGTTGTACCTAAAAAATTTTCCTCAGAAGTGTCTTTACCTTTCCAGCGCTCCGACAACCTGCGTTCTATCTTCACGTCGCGCTCGTCGTTGTAATTTAGAATAACTACAACAGAAGTTTCGAGCTTGTGAATAACGTTGTTGTGCTTGTCAAGTGTCTGAACAGTCGCGTCAGGTCTGCTTGTTGTTCCGAAAAGACACCACAGATAGGCATCATAAACCGTTGATTTACCTGTTTCGTTGCCACCACTAATAATAGTGTTGTGGGCAAAGGTAATCGTTTTGCTCCGCTCTTTTTTAAAGTTCTGGAGCGTCATTGTTTTTAATTCAATTTTCATTGTTGTTTATTTTACGTTAAACTGCTTTTTTCTCATATCTTTAATAAAGCCTTGCATAGGGTTTGGCTGGTCTGTAATGCCGCGCCTTTGACAGTATTTTAGCCAACCGTTCACACCTAACAAGCCTTTGCTCGCAAGCTCTTTTTCTACCTTTCTTCGCGCTTCTTCTTGCTCCTCCTGCATCTCTGCCCTTTTGTTTATCAACGTGTTTTCGCATTGACGAATCGCTTGCAATATTACCTGTGGGTTTATTGTTTTGTTTACATATAATGTACCATAAGCACCACTTATAAACTGCTCAAAGAAATATGTGAGTTCGGTAGGCGTTAAATAGTAGTATTTACTTCGTATCTGACGTGCTATAATAACAACCTGCGTGTCGCGGACAGCTTCAAAAGCGCCACAAAAATTAAGAACTTCTATTAATTGAGCTTTAATCCATTTAACAGTAATACCTTTTTCGATTTGAGTATCTATCGCACTTATAGCTAAATCGTTTGTTTTTACAGCCTCCACAGCTGAAGATATAGCCTCTTTTCTTTTGCTTATTAATGGGTAGCGTGTGAACATCCACTCTACCGCATTAATCTGCGTTAAGGATTGCTGCTGCTTTTGTTGCAAATTCAACTGCCGTTCTTTGTTCCGTATTTCCATAAGGGTCTATTATTTCGTCCTGCCAACAACGTCCGTTCAGATATGTGAACGGGTCTTTCTGAAATTGCTTGTCGGTAATAGAGCGCACATACGCAGGTGTCGCTGCTATGCAAGCTTGACGCTCTTTTTTCGTCATACGTGCCCAACGCTTTTGACATTTGTCTTTACCTCTTTTTTTGTTGTAAAGATTCCACCATTGTTCAAAGTCGTTGCAAATCTCACCTATGGTCTGTGGTGGGGTTATTTCATACCCATTGGCAAGCAACAGGTCGATTGCTTTTTGTATCTCCTCTTTCATAAACTCCGTGTTTTTTAAATGTACTCCCCTCCCCAAAAACGGGTAATCTCCGAGCCAAGTATAGCGCGCTGACCGTTGCGTCTTATCACACATGGTATGATATTATTGTCTACATACCGGTATATTGTTGCGACACTAACTTCCAATTTCTTGGCTGCTTCCTTAAGCGAATATCTCCCTTTAGGAATGACATCTGGAATGCTATTTATCATCTTCTTTTTTTTTGTTACGCCGCAGTATATTGTATACCGAGGCTTCGGTTAGATAATTGAAATCGTGCATAGTCCGGCGGATGGCATCCATCTTTCCCATGCCTTGCCGCAAATAAAGCTCGACTGACATGCAAACAGCCTGCTCTTTCTTTTTTCTTGCTTCTGTTACCATTTTTTAACTATAATCTTATATATAAATTAATACATTATTAATACCTTTGCGCCGTATCCTTAACAAGGTATCTAACACGCCACAAAATTAATAAAAAACTATTATAATTACTAATAATCTATTAGTTTTTATATAATTTTAAATATTCTTATGGGTTCAATAATAAATAGAGTCAAACAAGTTGCCACATATTATAATACATCTGTGGTGAAGTGGGAGGAAACATTGGGTCTTTCTCCTTCGCATTTTTATAACATCAAAGCCATATCGAGAAGAACGGCTCGTAATATTAATAAGGTGTACCCAGAGTTGAATATAGAATGGCTCATTACGGGCAAGGGAGAAATGTTAAACTCCAATGTGGTTCTCAATAGAAATACCAGCTATACCGTTCCGTTGTTGCCTATTGCAGCTCAAGGAGGTACGCCTGACAGTTTTGAATCGCAGGTTGAAACTTACGAATGCGAAATGATTGTCAGCCCTGTGCGCGATGTCACACTTGCTGTTACAGTTAATGGAGATAGCATGTCGCCAGAATATCCTAACGGAAGTAAAGTATTCGTGCAGCGTGTCAACGAAAAATCTTTCATAGAATGGGGAGCAACGTATTTGCTTAATACCGTAAACGGCGCTGTTATAAAAAATGTAATACCCGTCAAAGACGACGATACGAAAATTATCTGCCGCTCTATAAATCCTAATTTTGCAGATTTTCCTGTAAACGTTTCGGATATATTAGAATGGTATCGTGTGCGCTGTTGTGTAACAATAAAGTAAAAAAATATACAAAACACGCAAAAAACGTGCAAACAGCACAACACCCAAATACTTAAAATATTGACTATCAATTAAATATACAATCAA